GGCTCCAATCGTTACATCGTCTCCGATCCTTACACCGTATCCGATCTCTGCATTGTTTCCGATCTTTATATTCCGCTTTTCTAATTCTTCTTTGTTTGAAAGGTCAAACTCTTTCCAGCCTTCACCGTATACATATAGATAAATCTTGCTCATTTCGTTCCTCTCTTGTTCATAAAAGTGCCGCGCACGGACGGCGACAACTAAGGAGATACCCCGATCCCTGCCGTGCCAGGGATTACGTTATTTTATCTGCAGGTTTTGTTTTGTAACAAGAGCTACTCCTGCAAATTCCCTACCCTCTACTATTGCTCTCTTCAATTCTACTTTATTGGGAGCGTATGTAGTTTTTGTAGTTACAAACTCCTCTCCCAGCTTTGCAATTAGATCAGACTCTTCAATATCGACTAACGTCTCTGTCGATTTTCTCCAAGAGATTTCCGCCCGCGAATCAGAAATCTTATCCCCCTCCACCGCGTTTCGATGGATATAGGATTTGATCGAAGAAGATTGATTTTCCAATGTTCTTCGTCTCGCTCTGAGGCGTTCCTCTTCCGCTTTGATCGCCAGGGCTTCGGAGCTGATCGCCTTATACGCACAGGCCATGTTAAGAAGTTTTTTCTCTTTTTTCTCTTGGATCTCATCGAGAAGCTTAAACAACTCTTCATCGATAATCTCACCAGTTTCTTGATCTACAGAATTATAGAGTGCCTCGTAATAGAGATTATCTAAATCATAAAAACTTAATGTTGATTTGCTCATTAGAAAAGATCCCCCTCTTCATTTTCCGTATGTCCAAGCGCGCCTAATGCTCTATCAAAGTAAGTCAAACCGTCTTGATAAAGTTCTATTTTCTTTTGTTTGTTGAAATCCTCGAAAAGCCCTTCCCAAAGTTTTCTACAGTTAGAAAGTTTTTTAATCGCTTCCTCTTGACTCAAACTCTCGTTACTGAGAATTCCATCGATCCACGTCTTCGTATCCGCAAGTTTCGTCTCAAGAGATTTTGAATCTTTTTTCGGAGCAGGTTGTTCTGGTTGCGTTTGGTTTGTAGGAACAGAAGGAATTTCTTTTTCTGCCGGAGTTTTCTCAGGTTTTGGCTTTGGTGCTACGCCTTCTGACAACCATAATGCGAGTTCTTCCCCAAATTCTTTTCCAGGCTTCTCGATAATCTTGTCTTGGAATTTGCCTGTCCGATCTTTAGATACAGAGGCGTAATGATCTATACTAAGCTCGATAAGAATATCAAATTCGTATTCAACGCCCTTGCCTTGTTCAGGCGCAAGGCCAACGCGCTTAGGAGCTTGCTTGCCACTTCGATTTGTCTCAAGTACGTATTCTGTCTTTGAGCGCATTGTAAAAAAGAGGTGCCCAGGAAAATCGTATAAAGCAGAAACAAGTTTTTTCTGTTTTGGTGTTCCTTCCGACCATGCAGCGTAAGAGTTCCCTGCAAATTTTGTTTTTGCAATCCTGTCAACGTCCTCAAGCAACTCTTGCCAGGCATGAGTTCCGGAATCGATTATAAGAATCTCATAACCTAATTCCCCCGCCTCTTTCAGTGCAGCAATATAACCATTGATCGAACGATCGGTAAGTTCACAAATATCGAATTCAAATCGATCGGAATATTTCGCAGACGATCCGCGTTCTGAATCGATTACTGCAATTTTCTTTCCCATGCCTTGTGCCATTGAAAGACAGGAATATGTTTTTCCGGATCCGGACGGACCGAAGATTGCAGCTCTTAGTTTTGATTGTTCTTTCGTTGCTTTTACGAATGCCATCACACCACCGCCTTGAATCCGAAACTTGCCCTAATGTCAGCAATCTCGGCTCTGAGTTTTTTGTTTTCGTTGTTTGCACTTTCGAGTGCCAGGTCTCTCTCAATCACCTGGTTTTCCAGGTAACGGATACGTCCTCGATATCTACGTAACGCTCCAAGAATTCGAGTACGTGATTCACGAATTCGATTCTGAAGTTTTTCAAACAGTGCATCGGATGGTCCGAGCAGTGTGGTTTTATGAATTTGCGACTGCGATGGTTCTCCAACGAGATCAACGAGTCGTTGCATTTGAAGATCCGCTGGGCCGGTAGTGAAGTTGCCCTCGTGGTTGTTCATGACAATGCCTCCTGGGTATAGCAGGGGCATGATGTCTTAACAATTAAGATATTGTCAAGGACAAATGTATTAATTGTTAAGACTTTAGAATTTTCTGAATTGTTTCCGACAAGATAAGCAATCGCTCCATCGACGACAAATTGCCGACTCCGGTTGTAATTGTAGAGATTGTTCCGAGACGAACGGAAGATTCCTTTGCGAGCAGAGCCGCATTCCCACGCTTTTGTTCCACGAAATACCGGATGTAGTCCGTTAGAATTTGCCTGTCCGATTCTTCCGAATCCAAATTTTCGCGCCGCCGCCTTATCACTGTGGAAACGATTTTTTGCAGTTGTTGTTCTTTCAAAGGAGACATGTTCTATTCCTATATTCGACGTCCCGGATACTTTCCTCAAGCAATTCATGACAATGCCTCCTGGGAATGCCTGGGAGTCGTGTGAGCAGCCTGCATAAAAAATGCAATTGTCGCCGGATTAAATCCCTCATTGCAAAAAATCGCAACTTGCTCCGCGTAGTTTGGTTTGTATCCGTGTCTGATTTCGAAACACTCTAATGCGATTCGGGCACGGTCTGACAGGTAGAATCGTGGGGGCATTGTTTACTCTCCGTTTAATTTTTGGTTGACCGCAAATGAAAAGGGAGGTAAACAGAGTTTGGTGTTAAACTTCTGTTTATCCTGGAGCCCGGTTGCAGCCGGGCTTTTTCATTTTTAGTCGGGGTATTGTGGGAAATGATATATCCACTCAATGGATATAAGTCAAGTAAATAAAATCCATTTACTGGATTTTTTGTATTGTCTCGGCAAGTATTATGATCGAATCCATTCCGGGAGAAAAATTGCGGCCACGTATTAGGCTCGATATTTTGTTCTGAGGAATGGAACTGGCTTCGGCTAAAAGTTTTTGGTTCCCACGTCTCGCATCCACAAACTCGCGGATATACTGAATGAGCAACTCGCGATCCGACTCCTCTGTGTCCATATTTTGGCGACGGCGTTCTATTGCCTGATCGATTTGTGTTCCCTTCTTGGATGTCATGTTCTAAACCTAATATCGGTATAATTGCAGCTTGAGTTGATTCCATTCCCGGGATTCTCCGGGAATGGATATATCTAATATTTAGATAATTGTCAAGAATTAAATATCTAAAACTTAGATTTTTTGTATTGTCTCGGCAAGCAGAACTATCACTTCTATTCCGGGTGATGGACCCGCATTTCGTATAAGATTCGAGATAGTCGATTGACGAACTCCGCTCGCATTTACAAGGAGCGTTTGATTTCCACGTTTTGCGTCCACAAATTCCCGGATAAAATCTATCAGCAATTCTCGATCCGATTCTATCGTATCGAGACACTGTCGCCGACGTCTGATAATTTCCGTGATCGTGGGGTCCTTCTTGGATGTCATGTTCTCTTTCCATAATCGTCATATCCCGTAATTCTCTCAAGCCGTTACTAGCCTCTCCTCAACTTCAGTGGCCGTTGACGGTCAATCATTGCGCGTAGATAATTGCACTGTAACCGTGCCATTTCCCTGCTCATTCGATGCGGAAACCCGTCTCCGTCGTATTGCCAAAAGTAATTGTCCTGTTCCTGCGAATTCATATGCCTCGTGCTCGATCCAAGATCCTCCCTGATACTCGACCGAAGCGTTGTTTTATTTTGTATTAATTGCTTAGCTTGCCTTTCTACTTGGGGTCGGTATCCGTCCGTGCTTGATCCCGAGTTTTGTGAGGTATTCAAGGACTTCAAAAGTCGAATATCTGCCCGCGATTGTTCCTCGAACGCAGTCGTACGAGACTACCCCTATCCTCAATTTAAGATCCGACAACGTGAGTCCGTGTCGATCCAGGAGTTCAGTCTTGATCTCTTCGGGAGACATAACACCTTCGGGCCAAATTCCCCCTTGATTTTCTGACATGCTCAATTTATCTCTCCTGCGTAGGGTCGTAGTGATGACGACACTGTGGTGACAGTGATTCACAATGAAAACTTTGTCAAGAAAATATTCACATTGAAAACAAAAAAAATTGAACTAGTAAAAGATCGGTTCCGCCACATTTTAATCTCAAGTGGCTTGAATAATACAGAGTTCGCAGAAAGCGTTGGAATCTCAAAAGGCCAAGTCTCAAATATTTTAGCAGGGGAACGGGATATTTCTGAACCTGTTGCTATTCTTATAGAAAAAATTTATGGATTCAGACGAGAGTGGACGCTTGAGGGCATAGGACCGGAAAAAAATGAAACTGCAGCTTTCCCACTTTCAGAACAAGATAAACTGCAACTTACAAATGACATCGTCCTTTCACGTAAGATCACAAACAATCCTACGTTAAAGGAAATTGCAGAGATGTTAGTAAAGATACAGGCCGACGACTTAAAAAAAATTAAGGCAATTGTTGAAACCTTTTTAAAGTGATATCATTTTGCGAGCAAGTCTGTTGGGGTTCAGTCGCATCTTGGTGCGCTGTCTCTCCATTCCAACGAGATGGGTGGCACAGTTGCCGCCCGGGCTTTGGCTTCCTTCAAGAGTTTCAATTTCTCGTTCATTAATTTGGGTTTTTGTTTCCGGATATATGATTCTATTGGAATATATTCATAGTACATACATTGTATATTTGCTAAGTGTGGTTCAATTGATAGGAGATATTCAAATGACCGTAGTTCTTCATCATGATGAGATACAGCACAGAATTGTTCCCTACCATCTATTCCCTTGGATTCGACAAATACGCCTTTTGATACGACATATTGCAGAAGTTCGAATAAGTTCTTATGAATCCCTAGTGAAAGCCATAGTGAACCTATCACTGAACCCCCATTACTATTCAACTTTGTGAAATCAATTTTATCTTCAAAACGTTTTAATTCATCTAACGGTAACGATTTAAATCCCATATCGTAGATAATCATATGAAAAGCAGGTCGCGACCAATCTAGATATTCGTTTTTAGTACGCACGCACGCATTCAAATCATAGCCACCCTCATCCAACAAAACACGTAAACAACTTGGAGCTACTTTGAAATAACGTGTTAAGATGTCCTTGTCCACCTCAATCGCGTTACTCGCTCCCGCCGCGATCAATGCCTTCACGATTTTGCAGTCCGTTTTCTTTGCGCTTTCAACGGCGAGAGAAATAGCGGGACGCCCGTTTGAATCGACGGAATCAACGAAGGCGCCCTGCTTCAAAAGGGCTTCAACTTCAGCCACGTTGCCCTTTTTGACGGCAGTTAAAAACTTGGTGTGAATGTCGGGGGACTCCGGAAGAAGTGCAGTTGCAACTGATAGAAGTAAACCAATTAATAAGATTCTCATGCACCTTATTTTATAAAGTTCTTATATGCATCAACCTTTTAATTGTTTTACGAGCGTGTTCACGGTAGCCCTGTCTCGCTCGTAAAACAATTAAAAGGTTGAGCGTATGAGGATTACGTTATGTAGAGATCAATAAAGCAGAGTCATTTATTTTCAGGTTAGAGTACTTTGCAGAAAGGAGTGTCGCTTTTGGGGAAAACGAGATTTTCCAAAGTTGATCGAACTTTTCGGAGGTCACAATCTTACTCTATAGTGTTAGGACAATATAATGGCTCTACGTCCTCTATTGATATTTCTTCATTTGAAAATGATATAAATTTATCAAACTCCTTGGAAGAAACTAGCTCGGAAAGATCCTTTTCTGTGTCCATTTCTTGAACAGCTTTGTTAAGTGCGTTCTCTTCCGAAAATTCCGGAGAGGAATTGGACACAATTTGCTTTCTCAATTTGCCGTTCTTGGTTTCTTCTATAAATTTCGCACTTACCATTGTTTTCGTTCCTTACCAATATTTCATATTATTAAAAATAGTCTGGTTCTAGAATTTCCTTTTTCGCACTTTTAAAACTTTCATGAGTTCGCGTTTGCCCAATTGCAACCGTTATGACAATTTTTGGGGAGGCAGCCTTTTTAATTAATGAAGCGCAAGCCTCGAAAGTCGTTCCGTTGGTTTTAATATCATCAATCAGAATGACACACTCGTCTTGCAATTTTTCAACATGATTAACTTCCAGGCTATCCATATATTCATATACAGAAATTTTTTCTTTTTCCTTTTTAGATGCGACTCTACTAATACCTTCTACGCATTTATATTTGCTATCTAAGTCACAAATACGGTTTACAAAAATTATATTTCTGTTGTCCCTATTTCGATTGAATTTTACACCTTTTGGCTGACTGTTATAAAGTGGATCATTTTTGGCTTTCGAGGAAGGAATTGGAATTAAGATAGCACTCCCCTCATCATGTGTTTCTAATATTTTATCTAAAAATTTTTTCATGCCTTTAACAAAAACGTCTATGGCCTTAGACGTTCCTTCTTTGTAATTTAATATATTAGGTGAATATGTAAGATTACGATACTCCTCAACCGTCATAAATGGATTTTGTTTAGATTGCGTGACTGGAGTAAAGTATCTGGATAGATAGCCATATTTTATGTTTTTATCATATACGGATAGCTCTGAAGATAAACCGAGTATATTAAAAGAATATACAGGCATGAATATCTTTTAAAGAATCTGCTTTAGATGGTTAGAACTTTCTGCAACTAACGCACCGCTATTGATAAATTTAGAAACCCAATCATATTTTTGTTCGACAAGAGATTTTGAAAAAATTAACTTTTTATGCAGCCGCTTGCATTCTGCAGCTTGATGAATTACTCCAGACGTTTCACCTGCTTCGACAACGATAGTTGCTTCAGTCATTAACGCCATTAATCTATTCCGCCTAGGAAAAAGATAAGTTCCTTTTTCTTCATGAGGTAAGTTCATGGAAATTATCAATCCGTTCTCCGAAATCTCTTCGGCTAAAAATTTATTTTCTGCAGGATAAATCTTATGTATCGGCGTTCCTAAAACCGCAATTGTAGATCCCTTAATTAAAGCAGTTGAATGTGCTACAGAGTCGACCCCTTTTGCCAGACCTGATACTACTACGAATCCAAGTTTAGTAACCGCTTCTGTAATTGCGGCAGCGGTATCTATACCCTTTTTGGATGGATTACGCGTACCAACAATCGAAACTGCGCGCCTACGTAAAAGCGTAGAGTCGCCTTTGTAAAAAAGTGGAATTGCTCCAGATGATTTAGAATTATTTAATACAGAATCAAAAGTAAATCGTGTAACTTTTGCATCGACACGAAAAAGATAATCATAATATTCTTTCTCAAGGGCTTCCTGCTCTAGCTCTTCTTTTGATTTCTGAAAATCAAAAAGTAAACGTTCGCCAGATGTACGGCTTGAATTACGTTTTCTTGCGGTTGCCATTGTGCCCATCATAATGTATAAAACTATATTTGCTACATGTTAACACAAATATAGGACAATTTAATAATGGCAAATGATACAATATTATGCCTTTTATGTCACTTGTTTTTTAGTTAGAAATTCTTAAAAAGACGCCCAACCAATATCGAGATTAACGCTGAATGCACAACAACTGAGTCGTTGCTACACAAAACACAGCTCCCAGACCATGTCGGTGGATAAGTATTTCGTTTTTTAAATTCACTTGGTGCCCCCTCGTTAATAGCACCACAATGATCGCACTTAAATCTTACATTTGGCATTTCAGCGAGCTTCATAAATTTAAATTCATTACAGATATTTCTTTCGCTGTATCTCTGATTCTTTTCTTAACATCCCCATCATCTTCATAAATAGACCAAAGCATTTCCCAAAGTTTTTCATTAGTTGCTTCTACTCGCTCTGAAAACATTTGTGATTTTTTTAGGAACTCAGCGGGATCAACATACCTGTAAACTACAACGACCGCTATGACCACCACCCTACTCAACCATGGAAGGGGCTTGCCGGATAAAAGGTTTGCGTTGAGTTTGAATACATTCCCAAGCAACACAGCAGCCGCAAAAAACAAATTCGCAATTGCTACACCAATAGCAGAGCACGGCGCCAAGTAGATTCCACACAACAACGGTAGAATATACACAAACAGAACTGATATGGATAACCCTATCAAAGTTCCTACTGTAATCAACATTGCCTGTATCCTATGCAGCTGGTGTTTCCCAACCTCCCTCCACAATACAAACAGAGAGAACGCAAAGTAGACGGTGCAATACATTATCAATAAATGATAATGTATCGTCGGGCGATGCGAGAAGTTGTCTGTATTGACGTACGCCGAATACAACAGGTTGATAGCGATAAACAAAAAGTATCCGATTACAATTACGTTCAAGCCCGTTGCTACCCTACCCATTTTGTAGTCTCTGTCAAAAATCGATTTAACAAATCGAAAAAACAGATACGGTGAAAATAGAATCGGAATGAGAAGAAAATGATGAATCACCTCCCGCCACTCGGATACAATTAAACTCCGGAGTCCCAGCATAAAGATCCAGGACCCCACCGAAATATTAAACAACAGAAACCATTTCTGTGATGACGCATTCTGCAGGGAGTTACGATATACGTAAACACCCAGCCCAAAAACAAAAAAACCAACAACAATCGCAAATTCCATTCCAAGATACCGAGCTATATATTTGTTTAGTAAATCCTTTTCCGCTTTTAAAATATATCATTTTTTTTCATTTGCACGCTGTTAGTTGCCGAAAACTTAATATTAGCAAAAATCAACACTCGACAAAAAATTGAGTCAAAATAATATTGGAGTCAATTCAAAAATTGCCAAAGTGTTGATTTTTAAACCGACGTAATATACACTATGAGACATAACGAACAAGGGGAACGGTTGCAGATTATATTAGAGGAAACTAATAAATCGCAAAGAGAACTTTCCTCAATTTGCAAAATCCATCCCGCAAGATTTTCAAATTACGTATTAGGCAAGAGGCAGGTTCCTTTTGAGGTTGCCTATCCTCTATTCATAGAGTTTGGATATTCTCCGTTCTGGTTGATTTTCGGAGATGGGGACAAGAAGATCTCTCTAAATTTTCTTTCGCTTACGACAGAACAACTTGCAATGTCCGAGGAGATTGATCGCGATAGTGTGTTTGTCCGTCAGGTAAACGAGTCCGGATTTCGTCCGATGTTTGAAAGGATACTAGAACTTGACGAGCGTGAACAAAAAGTTTTCCTATCTATTTTTGATCGGTTTTTTCCGAACGAATCTCTATGACCTGATCCGCGTATCTATCTGCCAGATCAACTACAGACTCTTTGCTCGTCTTAACTTCCTTAGCAAACTTTAAAAGAAGGGCTACTATTTCCAAACGTAAACTAATCATTACTGCGCCTCGGATTATCCGACGTATGAGCGGGGTTTGATTCTGGGAAATTTGTGATTTTTACTTTTGCTACAATTGACACGCGCCGGAAACGCATTAGGGGTTTTTAATGTTACGTGTTGAGAACTGGAAATAAATTAAGGCGCGTTTATTTGTTCTAAATTAACTATGTAAATAATATTCTCTTTTCCGTTACAATTAAATTCCATAGTGAGATATACTATAGTTTTATCCTCCAAAATAAATACTTCCTCAAATTGTTTAGACATTACTACGATTGGATTTAACTTTTTCAGAAGATCAATATATGATTTTCTAAAGTTTCGGTCTTGCTCAATCATATTCCAATTTGATCGAATCATTGGATTAACGATTGTTCTTGCCTCCACAATATATATATCTTTATATATTGGCTGTAAAATATTTTGATCGGTCTGGGAAAGATGAAACGCTCTTTGGAGTCAAATGTATTAGTGCGGAATTTAACGCATCGGTTCCCATATAGTATTCTAAAAATTCTTTCTTTTCTTTTGTAAAAGTTTTATTAACAATATCGATACCAATGTCCTTAGCAAATTGATAGGTCATATTCTCACTTGGAATTAATTCATATGGAGTTTCGTATTTCAGGGGACCAGCTGTCAATGTAACAACATAGTCCTTAGAGATAGAGGCCATAACAAGAAGATTATGTTTTAGTGTATAGAGATCTCTTAAAAAAGGTAGAGAGTCAAAATGTAAAACAAATTCAATAGGGAGTTGTTTTACATTTAAATGATGATTAAACCAATATGAAAGAATATCTTCACTGCTCTCAGAGTTGCGCCACCTTTTATTGAGCTTACCAATAACATAGATTATCAAAAGCGGAATTGAATTGAATCTATCAATATACTCTAACAATAATTTTTCAAAATTATCTCTGTCATTGAGATTATAATAAACCATTCCTAATGCAGCAACATCTTGTTCGTCTGCCGTGCCGTTAGAAAGTAATGATTCAAAAGTTTTTTTGTATCTCAATAAACTAAAATTATCCACAGAGGGTTCATTTGAATAATACAAACGACCCAGCGCCTCGTCTGAAAGTTTAACTGCCTTGGCTGTCGATAGTGGCGTCATCATTTTGAGAATCCCCTGATTCCTATTCTATCTATCCGGACCGTATTTCTTTACGTCCGGATACGGATTTAATCACAACAACTACGGTATATATTAGTATATAGGCACAGTCAATTTGTTAAAAACGAAAGTCCTAAATTTTTCAAACCAAATAATAGAAATATGTCTCATTTATGCAACTTTGAATAGTTTAAAAAAATTCTTCTTTCCTAAAAATTCAATTCTGTAACGTTTCTAAAAAATGGAAATCTGTTCAATCGCTGGCCACAAAGGTGGAATTGGAAAGTCTTGTATCGCCACTGGCGTGGCCCAAGCCCTTGTCCTTCTGAAAAAAAAAGTTCTTCTTATGGACTTCGAAGAAAATAATAATGCAACTGATATCTGTCTGGATTCAAATCCGAACAAAGTGGATATCCCGAAAAGAAATTTATACACCGCCATTTCTGGGGCCCATTCGATTAAAGACGTAATTTGGAAAAACATCCCACATGGATTTGATTTTGTTCCAACGACTGGGAAAATTCAACTTCTCGACTATATGTTAAATACGGATCGAAGCCTTTCAATTCGGCTTGCTGAAGAAATAAAATCATTGGATTACGATTTTATAATAATCGATCTACACCCTTCTATAAATTCAACCATGAGATTTGCTTTTAAACTCTCGGATCGAGTTATCGCTCCGCTGGTTGACGATACGCACAACGTTAAGGGACTCAAGGATATCTCCGCAGAAATTTCGGAAATTGAGAGGGAAACTGGCAAGCGAGATATGCTATTTGTAGTTCGAAACCTTATCCCAAAAAACAAGGCTGAATTTCTTTTGGATGTTGCTCGGAGTTTAAATTTCAAAATTGCAGAGACTACAATTTTTAAAAACGCATCAATTCATAATGCAAAAAATCTTTGCCAACCTCTCTCATGGACTGCAAGCGATGGCGTAAAATTATTCCTCCCGCTCGCCAAGGAGCTTCTCGGGTGAGTCTCAAAGACAAAAAAAAGGAGATGATGCTTCGAGCAACTGCTGGAACTACTGAGGTGGTTGCAAGCAATGTGACCAGAATTTCAAATGTTGATCAAGATGCCGAAGATATTAATTCTCTACATTTTGGTGCAATGAACGATATGCAAAACGCGGTTAGAAAATTTATCCTGGCGGGCGAAAAGTTAATCTCAAAAAAACAATCTCTCCGGCATGGAGAATTCCGTAACTGGGTGGAACGGGAAATCAAATTTGGACACGCGCAAGTCTCACGTTATATGCTCCTCGCAGAGAATAAAGAAATGATCCTTGCTAAAGGCGCCGAGAGTTTGCGATCAGCACTTAAATTAATATCCGCGAAAGACGAGCCCACAGAAGAAAAAACAGATGAGAAGCAGATAGAAGAACTATATAAGAAATTTCGAAATAACGAAAAAATATCCGTTCCGCAAAAACGAATTCTCTGCGAATTTTTTGAAAACAAAAAAGTGGAAGTGGAAAAAAGAAAGCAAAAAGCTGACCTTAAATTTCAAAAGGAAATTCAATCTCTACAAACTTATATTGACCAACTACGATAAAGCAAAATGCTCACACGTGAGCATTTTGAGAATCATATCCGCTAAATTTTTTTCTCTCTCGAAACCAAAAAAATAGTACCCAAACTGTACAGCCATATTATCGTACCGAATAGATCTCATCCGAGATTCTTTGCAATAAGCCCGAGGGGAGGTTAGAGCCCCCAAGGGCATCCTTCCAAAATATCCCAATAACAGAACTATGTCTCATTTTGTGCTTGACATTTGTATCGTACCTGTGTCTAGTCCAAAATATCTTAGGCGACATAACTAAGACTGGCCGCTCTAACATTAGGCCACTGCAAAGAATCGAGGACCTACCGAAACGGCTCCAAGCCTGATCCATGTTCCCCGATGAAAATTAGAGTAGGGTAATAAACTTTTACCGTGCTGCGCCCGCGCTATGTCCGGCACTGTAAAAAGGAATACGAATGTGGATGGAATACATTTACGTGTGCCGAAGGCATTTTCAAGAGAACGGCGCATTAAAAAAAATCAATTAGGAACTGCAATCCTAGTATTCGGTTCCATGTGGTCATTTACAGGAAGGGGAAATATTTGCTATGCCTCGATCGGACTCGGTCCTGATGACGAGGAGAATCCCAAAATCGGGAAGTCTACCTTGTGCTCTCGCTCCGGATTATCTAAAAACACAGTTGTGAGATATAAGAAACTTCTAATACAACTCGGATGGATTGAGGTCCAGAGAGAGGGTAGGGGACTCAACGATACTATTACACTGCATGAGATTGCACAAGTTGGATCCGAGATTCAGAATCCCAATGATTGTGATCCTACTGGAGAAAACTTGGCGACCGAGGGATTCCAGAATCCCAACACACAGGAGAGGAATTCTGGTGGCGTACTCCAAACGGTTGGGATGCCTGTACAGAATTGTACAGATAATATAGAGAGAGTAGAGGAGTGGGAAAAGTTTCTCAACTGGTCAAGAGGGCGGCTCACAAGATCAAGTATAGAAACATTAGAGAACATGAGAGTAAACTTAGATGGAAATATTCTAAATATAAAAGGAACTCATCCTGAATCCATAAAGATAATCATTGAAAAATACCTCACAGAAGAAACCTCTAAAACATTTGTTCTGAGATTTGAGAGCGAATCGGATTTAAGTGAATCGCCCAATATTCAGGTTGGTGAAAATGAGATATCAGAAGATGTCAAAACCGAACTCACAAATTCTGAAACCGAGAAATTGAAACACTCTAACAACTGGATGAACGATTCAGAATTTGACGCGGTGATTCGAGAACTTGAACGTTTGAGAACTGGACAACAAAGTAGGGCGGCCTAGGTAGTGGCGGCCGGTTAGTTCCACCTTCGAGTCGATGATTTTAACATGTGAAACGTCCTGGATGGAATTTTTGGGTGTCTATTGGGAATTTTTCTTTGGAGTGTTTTCAGGAACTCCTGAGTCATGTCGCGATCGTGACCACAATTCAATCCTGCATTTCTCAGTGTCCTCACTATGAATAAAAAATAAAAGAGCTGTTCCTTGATATATTCGGTATACCCAATTCCGGCGTCATTGGTAATGTCAATGGCCAGATCATCAACGATGAGGCGCCGTACCTTACGAAATACTTTTGTTAATGCCTGGTAACAGGCATTAACAGCATAATCGTCTCCTGAGGTTCTAATATATTCACGCCGACAGCACTGTTTTATATAGTTATGGGTTTTTGTTAATGTATTATAATAAATACTTTTATTATAATACTTAAATCTTTTATTCATATGGTTTACCCTGGGAATAAATTAAAACTGGAGATAAAAGTAACCCCCCTCATGGGGGGAATGGTTTTTTGTGCAGACTTACACGGTTCATCTCCCCTCATGGGGAGAAATTGTTTTCGTACAGTCTTACACGGTTCATCTCCTCTACACGAGGAGAATATGCTTTTGTATCGTAACTCTAACATAAAATCTTAAACTAATTTTCCAGGCAAGAATGAAAACTATTCTCATTCTGAGGGATTAATCATCCCATGAATTTTATTGGACAGACGAATTATCGGAGAGAGGGAAGCGCGTTTCCATATTTTATATAACGTACTCGAATTAAGACCAAGCCTCAATCCAAGTTTCTCCCAACTCCCTGTGAGACGGACCTGTTCCTCGACGTAGGAAAGGTGATAATTTTTTAATTCCTCTGTAATTTCAAGAGCCTGTTTGTGATTTTTTATTTTCATATTCTACAAAGTGTTCTCCAAAATCTCATCATTCTGGAGAACACTTTTGCCTCTATTAGATTGCAGCGTATCCATCCTGAGTGAGGACATAATAACTACCCGCTAAAGCAATCCATCCCCATTTTTTCATGTTTTTGTATAAACGTTCTCTTTCATCGTAATCTATACCCATATCATTTACATTTAACCACGCATGAGTAACAGCGCCAGGGGAAAATCTATCTTTGTATGTGAGGTCAGATTTTAATCCGTGTCTGATTAGGGAAGTTGCTGTTTTTTTAGTAAATCGTACCATTGTTTTGTTCTCCAGCGGTTTCGGTCGCTACCCGTTAATGAAGTAATCATACATTTCATTTCCATTTTTGTCAATGAAATTTTTGGCAAAATATTAAAAAAATTAACTTTTTTTTAATCGGGAAATACGAGCGCAAATCTCTAATAGAATATCCGTTCTCGGTTTTTTGAGTTGTTTTGCGCGGTGAGCGCGAGAAAGCATTATATCAATATATGCCTCGCCACCGCCATGACGCTCAATAAACTTTCTCCCAGCAATCTGTTTCGATATCGCCAATCTCCCAAACTCATTACAGGATTGTTCTATATACCTGAGGCAATATTCCTCTATTTTTTTCTCACAGGAAACGATTTCAGAATATTCAATTGGTATGTTCATTTTGTTTTGTTAGGAAAGTAGCCAGGATATCCCTGGCTAAAAAGTAAATTATACTTCCAGTATCTCTGGTTCAAATTCGCAAATAGCATCGAATTTTTTTTGATCCTCGATATCCAATTGCCCCTTCTCCGCTTTACGTGCACCATACAATCCGTGAACCTCCAATTTACCCAAAATATTATTTTCATAATCTCTAACAGTGATAATAGTTTTTCCAGATTTATGGGATCCAGTGATTTTAAGATTTGTGCCTAATGTTCTGTCCATGATGTTTTCCTTGGCTATCGGGGGTGCCACCCGCTGATGTTATTATTATCACATTTCATTTCCATTTTTGTCAATGAAATTTTTGGCAAAATATTAAAAAAATTTAACTTTTTTTCTTTAACTTCCAATCTCCAAAAATCCTCAAAAATAGTTGTCATAACAACATATCCAGGTCCAAATTGAATAATGCGCTCATCGAGACGTGCAAAATCTAAAAAACAAATTTTAGAGCGACCAGGGCTGATATCAAAAAATTTATTGGGCAACTTTCCGGACTGGAAAAACAGAATTGGTTTTGCATTATCAGAGAGGGGGAAGGTGCTTCCAGATTGGCCTGATTATGTTTTTGCACCAATAGCCGCCTATTTTCAATTTTGTTTCTCTGGAATGCCAGACCCGCGCGATCCAGAATTAATGTATAAAATGCAAATGGTCCAGGTCCTTTCTGCAATAGTACCCTGGAATCTATCAAAAGGAATTTATACATTTGATGAACTTCTATTTGAACATTTAATCGATTCGGAATTGCCGTTAAAAGTCCCATCTGATATTTTAAAACGATTACCGAGTTGGTGTATATATATTGAGATTCCTGAAAAATTCAGAAAATCTTTTGATGGTTTTTTTGTTCATATTGAATCAGGTTCAAACGGGGATGAGTTACGAATTATTTTTGATTCAGAGATTCCTATTCCAGGAAGTTTTTACATAGGGGATTTTACAATAGAGGACTCATTGAACAGAATGATAGGGGTTGCGAATACATACGCTATTACAAATCTCATGCCAATCAAAGTGCTACAAGATGTAAAACAAAAATTGATTGCGGAGGAAAAGAAAAAGTTCGAAAAAATACTTCCACTTATTCTGTATGTTTGTGCCGAGAATGCAGAATTTTCCGGGACCACATCACATACAAAATATAACGTTAGGCGTATCGAACAAAATAGATCTGAAATTACGGAGGCCCCGAATTCAGTAGTCTGGGATGTGGGGAAAGAAATTGGAAAAAAACTTCGTAGCTATCAGACAGAAAATAATGCGAACACAACAGGAGAATCCAAGCGTCCGCATTTGAGACGTGCTCATTGGCATCATTTTTGGCGTGGGTCGAGAGAGGATCGAAGTTTGATTTTGCATTGGCTCCCGCCAACGCTTGTTGGGATGGAGTAGTTTCTTATGTGATGCAACAGGCCACTTCCGATAATGTTAATTTGGTCACATTAGTGAACATTTGTTCATTTCCGATTGTTTTTAAATTCTCAAATGAACATCGCTGGAGATGTTTTAAAAAGTTTCGCAAGTTTTTTTGCGAGATCTTTTCCTATGGGGCGTTTCCCAGATTCATATTCAGAAATATGGGAGCGTCCTATGCCTCCAAGTTTCTGGCCCAGTTCGGATTGAGACCAACCTGCCATCTCACGGTAGGTTTTCATGTGTGACCCGGGAGTTGCAAGATGCCCATATTTTTTCCAGAATTCGCTTTCTCGGAATGGAACTGAAACATCATCCTCATCCTGAACCTCTACACGTTTCCCGAATTCCTCCCTAATTGCTCCGAGCAATTTCTCAGAAACTTTCCCCTTAATCCTCAAATCAATACGGGGCGTTTTCACGACTACCAACATAGTACACCTCTATTTCAATCGATCCACTTTTATTTTCCCAGCATGCCACCCAATGATAGGAGAGATGGCAGTGGTATTTCCCCTTTCCTAATGGAGAAAAATTTGACCAGTTTTTCCGAATAGGCCCAAGGTTTTCTAATTCGAGAAGTAGCGTCCTATATCGGGCGCTCTCTAATTTGGGCATTCTCATTGCATTTTTTGTTGCCTTGGATTTTTCTCGAACTGAAAAACTCATTAAATCAAATGTTCCCAAATTTGGGAACATTGTCAAATAAAAAATACCGCAAGCGGCTAAAAAGTAAACCTAATCAAATGACGGGCTCAAGTTAAGGCTTGACCTTTTTTTTCCACTCCTCCCGGATCCAATACGACATTGGCGCAAGCTCTTCAAGTTTACGTTCTATTTTTTGTCTTTCCCTTTTCGCCTCATTTTCCGCCTGTCTGTATTTGTCCCATTTGATATAGAGTCGAATCCCGGCCTTCCGGTCCTCCTCATTGATGCCAACGTTTGAAAATTTTTTCTTATTCTGGAATTCTACAGAGTACTGTTTGAGTGTCGATAGATGGATTCCAGTCAGTTGGTGAATCGTCTTTAGTGCTCCCATTTTTCCGATTTGGTCTTTGAACCTTGTGAACACTAATTTTTTTCGGTCTGCTGGTGATATCTGTCGGCCAACAGTGTTCAGGTGATATACAATTTCTTGCTCGACATCAATATCCATATCCGCCTGGAATCGGATTGTCGGAACGAGTATCCCGAGTTCCTGGGCGATTGCTATCCTATTCGATCCGGATAGCACACTAAAATCATTGCGGCAATAGACCGGGTGTAGGATTCCATTCCGTTTAATCGAATCCCTCAGTTCCTCGTATTGTTCTCCCTGCAGGAGGGCAAACGGCTGATTCTCATTGATAACGAACCTGTCCGCGTTCTCGTAATATAATTTTGTCGGTTTGTATTTTTTAATGTCTGCCATAGGGAGGCAGGATAAAAGAGAATGTTTTTTTGCCTGTACTTTTTTTAACCAAAAAGTGGCCCCTTTCGGGGCTTGAGTGTAATGAGGAGAATACGAATAGGATTATTTCGGAACTGGAATAAACGGAATTTTAATCTGGCCCTTGGCGACTAAATAGAGGACGAGAATTAGAATTATGCCGACTACGATTGCTATTATGAACCAACCGAGATCTTGAAGTCCATCTCCCCAACCGGCCTCCCTCTGGAGAGATGAGTTCTCATCCTGAACGTTTCTGATTACTTTTGTTGCCGCCCGGATACTTTTGTCACCAGCCTCGATCGAATCGGCGGCCGCGCTCAACAGAGTTGCGAGTTTGGCTTCTCCTTTTGTTCGCTGTGTTTTTGCCTCATCACGTAACACTGTTGGCATACCTACCGAATCCGGAGATTGCGGAACTGTGACACAGTTGTGCAGTGGAGTGAGGAGTAGCAGAGTCAGGGCAAGTGTTGACAAAAACCTACCCATTTTTGTCAACACTTTTGTCGTTGTTTTTGTCATTTGTTTTACCTATAAACCCGATCGCTGCAAATCCGGCCGTGATTGCAATCGACGCTTGAGTCCAGTCTGCTTTTCCCATGAACACGGATGCAATAGCTCCGACTACGAGGATAATTCCGAGTGCGGTTGAAATTCTTCCTTTCGTTGCGTTCTCCGAGAGATATTGCCAGAAAGTTTTTTTGTGACGTGTCATATTCAAATTTCCTTATTTATCTAACTAAATCCATCATGTGTGTGTCGGTTCTGAAAATGTCCTTGAATACCGATTCCGGTAGATAGGACATGAACCCGTCGAGTGGCTTGGAATACCCTTGCGTATATACACCGGCGGGATCTGAAACCCAGAGACCAATGATCTTTCCACTGTTGTTTGTTCTGTATCCGATCACTGTGATGATGTGGCCGCCATGCTCTCCTAAGTGAATGCCCAGCATCGGTTGAATTCCAAGATGGATCGGAATCGCCAACTTGTTAAGCGAACTCATTCCGACTTTCAAATAGTCTACGCGCGGGATCGGTTTAGCATTTGAGAACGCTCCGTCGAGAATCTGGTTTACAAGATTTCTATGGTTCTCCCAGAAAAATCTTTTGTTGTTCTCAAACGTATCTCCCTGTTTATATTCACCAACGCGAACTAAATATGCCAACTCATCCACACGTCCGGATGCCCTGTATTCGAGTCCGTTATCGATTAGAGTGTCGATCAACTTGTTTAGGAATGCGGGACCGGAGGAAACAAAACAGTGGTTGAATCGGCGCCACTCCTTTGTATAGATCATGTTAGATGACCCATCAATATTGACGTTGTTTTTTTGTGTATAATGCCATGCCTCTTCTAATACGAAGTCATTTTTTGTTAGGCCATATTTTGACCTATCGATCCTTCGAAGACCTTCTTGTGTCATAAGCTTCCCTATCCTCCTTTATCTGCTCCATTGCCTCGGTCAACCTTACACAAGTTTTGTCGAGTGAATGCAAAACTTCTCTAAGTTCCTTGTGTGTTTGGTTGTTCTCATCAATCCGTTTCTCATGATTGTCGATCATGAGCTTAAGCGTTTTTGTACGATCAAGAGAATCATACGCAACGGATTTAACGTCCTTGAATTGACGAAAGAGATCTTTAAAAAAATAGCCAAGAATTCCAAGAACAGAAGTTATTACGATTTTGAATAGTTCATCGAGGGTCATTTTAAATCCCAGCCTGTATCGATATCGATCTCTTTTAATTCTGCAATCGTAGTCGTGTTCGATATTTTCGTTTTCAGTTCCGCAACTTTGTGAAGAAGAAATTTCTTTCTGCTTGCACCGTCCATTAGAACTTTTTTAAGTTGCTCCGATGTGTGCAAAACATATTCTTTTTTAGTGATCGAATCAGCTGCACACTTCAACATCTCACTCGTTTCCAACGACGCAAGTCCAAGTAGGTTTATCTGATCATCTCGATCAGAATTGTAATAGTGCACAGAGCCCAGTGCGTTGGAAGAAAATCCGTTACAAATCCACCATGTACAGATTGAATTTACGGTCCGAATAGCGAGATCTTTCAATTTCTCGAAGTCGAGAATCCAGCCTGATTTCGTATAGATCTGATTCGGAATGACAATCCCCGCCGCGTCTGTCGATGGCTCGTCTTCCGTTTCTGTCTCAGAATCAATTTGATCCTCCCAACTTTGCAGAACTCGTTCCTGTCCGGAAGTTTTGTTATACACTTTTGTCGGAACGAATTCTTTTGCCACACCGTCTTCAACGTCGGCCTTAAACACATCCCCTATCTGTGGATTGTAGTTAAGTGCATAAACAACTTCATGCTGTGTAGGATCAAAGTTTCCCCACGTCTCCACGCCTGTAAGTTTGTTTGGATCAGGATTGATCCATATTACTGTTTTAGAATGTTTCTCTATTATGTAATTACTCATTATGCTACCCTCACCTTGCATTTTATTGATATGGCTGCGGGAGCTGTTTCGTTTCCTATTCGAGGCGTTCCGTTGGCGCCGTCTGTATTAGGGTTTAGTACATAGATTGAATCGCTGCCAATCTGACTAGTCCCCCCTCCCGAATAGGCGTCCGGATGGGAGAGATTTGCGGACGTTCCAGACGCACTGTGTCGGTGAGATTGAAACACATCCTGTCCCTCATATCCAGCGGGACCACCGTTGTAATTTCCGCCCGCGGCTTTGGCTCTGGTTCCGTGAACTCCCGCGTAACGTGCAAACAACCCCTTTCTGTCAGGAACATTGAACGTCGTAGTGTTATCTCCAAATCCCCACTCGGCGTTTATGAGCATAGTTCCAGATTGTGACGACGTTAGATCGATTATCGCTCCGGTCTCTGTCGCTGAAATTTGGAAATCATTCGTAGTCGGGTTACGGACATAGTATTTTGTTGATGCTGTAATCCCTCCACCCGTAAAAGAAAACTTTACGAGTTGCCCCTCTATACATCCGTGTGCAGTAGAATTGATTCGATCGGTTGATGGAGTGATGCTTGTAACTGATCTTCTTAGTAAATTCCAGAGTGTTGCATATGTAGTCCTTGATATTGCCTGACTGTTGATCAGTTTGTATCGAGTCGGATCGAGTTGATCTAATGGATCCTCTTCGAGTCCACCCAGAGGAGTTGTGTCGATAATCACTGTACCGGTTTGTCCGTTTACGGTTGTCACTGGAAACGATATTGTTACAACTCCAGTCTGTCCGTTAACGGAAGTGACTCCGCCCGCACTAGCTGGAGGCCGTTGTGAAGAAATCAAAATGCCGTCGGGCCCAAGGGTTGCGACGCCCCCGGCCGCCCCTTTCTCCGAAAAAGGAATTTTAGTTGCGATCGCGTTTGTAACTGTCGTTGCAAAGTTCGGGTCGTTACCCATTGCATTTGCAAGTTCTTGCAAAGTGTCTAGTGCGCCTGGAGATCCGTTGACAAGCGCGTTGATTGCCGCCTGGATACGTACAGACATCTCTGATTCCACCCAGTCACGTCGTGTTGCGTGATCGGCGTTGGCGGGTTGGTCGATCAGTGACAGGCTTCGGACGCTGCTTACATTGTTTTGGTTGTCGATCGTGATTCCGGTTTCGACAACGTCGAGGTCCGTTGCGCCAGAGATCAAAACTTTGGATCCGGTCCAAGCGGGCAAACGTCTAAGTTTGTTTTCGTTCAACCAGCGAAGACATTTAGCTAACACGAGATTTGGAGCACCAAGTATTGAACTCCAATAAAACGCATCGACTCCGATCATCCAGGCGCCGAAACCCACCACAGTTGAAGCGAGTTTTTCAAGGATTGATTGGTATTCTACAGGTGTGTAGGAGTCGCCGTCTCGGGTGATTGTTCCGACCACCTCGAAAGAACCGCGATATGGATATGAAATTTTCCCCTGACGAGTAACCATTAGGTCATACTGGAAAATTGAATCTCCAAGCATGTTGCGTGTATGTGCCGGAACGAAATTTACTGCGACGAGATTGTTTTCGAAATCGCATCCTGGATCAGTGGGAAGAATGTCAATTGAGAGTTCAATCTTGGTCGCGTTTGAGTTCTTTTTTACCTGAAGACGAACCAAAGCATACGGATCCGCAATATCTGGTATATTTGGGAACTCGAACACAATAGAAGAGTTTTGAATTAATTTTAAAGGGAAATCGATTTCCATTTTATCCTACAATTATGCTTCCATAATATTCGATGTCATGACGATACTCACCTTTCTGTAAAGAATCAACTCTACGAACAAGAATATCAAAACGGTATACCCTATTCGATAATTTCGAGGTTTCAATGTTACTCATCTTCAAATTATATCCTCCTTCCACAACTTCGGTTTCAAACGATCCCATCGGGATCGAAATCCCCTTCTCTATCTTTCCTAGTTGAGAGGAAACAGTCGCGCCTTCTAAGTTTGAAGATTCAAAAAAATGCGTAAAATCTTCACCTTGTTTTACCAATAAACGAAATTCCTTCACAAGAAACTTACCATTTCAACAATACCAATTCCAATACAACATGTCTCGTTTTTCACGGGTGGTAATCCGTATTCCATTGTATCATTGTCCATACCATAAGCGAGTTTGATGGTGATGACCATCTAAATATATAATGATCCCCACCATTGCTGATCTGGAACTCAGAGCTACCATCACCATAACAGCCTACTCCTCCAATTCCAGTTTTAACATTATGCCAAATTAGAATTCGTTTATTACCTGAAAAATATTCCATACCGCGTTCGCCTGAATTTCCATCTGATACAAAATCTCTCTCGATCAAAGAAAATTTACTCCACTTTAACAAATTACCTAATGCTGATAAAATGTTATTGTCCGCATTTGCTCGATTATTCACTTCCGTCGAGAGGTTGTTTATCACCGTTGTGAGTTGTGCGAAATTTACTGAATCGCTTGGATTTGTGCCCGCGATCAAGTTCACAATTTTGTGAGAGTTTATGTTCAGGTTGCCTAACATAGGAAGCGAGCCGTCGCGAGAAAGTTTTTCAGCGAGTGCAAGTTGCTCTATATAAAGGTCGTTCTGAACGTTCTTGATCGAACCCACTCCGTAATAACTGCATATATAAGAAGTTCCGATCGGAACTGTGTCCGGAACTACGACCAAAGCAATGCGCGGAGAAACGTATACTTGCGAGCCGGTTGGTGCGGTTGCTACCCTAGATTGTCGGTTTGCGGAAACTTTATGCGCATCCGTGCTCCCTTGATAAATCAGGAGAGTGGTATTATCAACCGGCCTTTCGAAAAGTTTAAATCCTCTTCTCCCTGCGTATTCTGGGATCATTTGAACGGTGTGAACTTCGGAAGTAACTTCCTGAAAATTAAAAGTTCCAGTAATCTCGTCGTATCTCCAATCGACGTCTTGACGTCCAACTGGAATCGGTGGAAGAACGGCCATCTATTTTCTCATCAATATCTTTTGCGTTTCAATCTGTGTCGTGTATCCTGCGAGATATTTCTCGAATCGGTTATCAGTGGAGCCAAAGGTAAGTTTACAGAAACGTTTTTTTCCTTGGTTATATTCGACTTCCTTGAGGGGGACTAAAAATTCAAGCGTTGTATGAGAGAAAATTTCAACATGATCGAGCCAAACTATACAATTGGGAGGGTTAAAAAACTTCCAACCAATCTCACCAATAAAATCAAGTTTCATAGTTGAAACATCTGTTTCAAACTTGATCCATCCGTCCCTATGTCCAATCGGAACGGCGATCAAGTCGTGTTCAAGAAACGACGTCTTTCCAAGGCCGAACCGGATAAACCCACCCGGGTCCGAGACCCAGTTGTCCTGTTCGTTTGCCATGATCTGGAATTTTATTTTCTTGAGTGAGAATACTTTTTTGTTGACGGTTTTCCGGTATGTTACGCCGTCGGCATTTGAAAGAACAAGTTTGTGTGAAGCCGCTCCAGCCGTTAAGTTTTTTGAATCTGTGAATACTAATAACTTTGTGGGATCTGAGTTCGCGAATCCTTCGAGCGAATCCATATCCTCAAGTGTTTCGGTATAATCTCCCGGAACAGTCGGAACAATATAATCTCCAAATTCATAATAACGAAATGGAGCGTTGTCGATTGTGATGATGTATTTCGGATCCTTTCTTTTTGCGAGCATTCCGGCAAGATACAGATCCCCGACTTCTTTCGTAAAAGAGGCTGGTACATCAATTCCGCCCCCTGGAGGCATCTTTGTTCCCCACTTTGCTCGGGAAGTTTTGTCTTCGATTTCTGTGAGAAACTTAGAGCCGGATCCATTCGGATCTTTCACGAAAAGTTTGATATAATTCCAAATTCCTGAAACGTCGCGTTTGAAATCCACATCATTGAATGCAAATCCAACATTCAGCTTGTCGATCGGTTTAGAAGGTCTTTCTTTTAGAAAATAGAATCCATTCCCATCGACTCCGGTATTCCAAAGACCCCCTAACATGTTTTGGACAAGATCACAGAACTTCCATAGCGTCATTCCGTTGAGGTCAAACTCTCCAAGCGTTGCACGGCCGATTGAATCTTGTATCAAGTTTCTGGAGTAGAATACCGGGATTTCCTGGCCGTATTCCGAGAAAACTTGTGCTACAAGGTCAGAGATTGGAGTAAGGGGATTCCCCCACTCCTTCGGAAAAATTTCCACCCAGCCCTTTACAACTATCTGCGAAAGAACCGATGGGTTATGAATTCGAAGCGTCAACTGATCAAGGATATCGAGAACTTCGAAAAGCCCTTCATTTTCGGAATCTTCCGTATCGTTCACTCGAATTTTCTGTCCGATTTCTATTGATCCGGTATTGAGGTTCTGAGGAAAAACTGAGTTGGCTCCAAGATGAATAATTGCATCCGTGTTCGTCGAACCGGTTACTTCAATCTGATGGATATTCCAACGCCTATTGTTTTTGATATCAATCTCTTCGAGACGCTTCCTCATTCCGAGATTTTTATACGACAGACTATTCTTCCCTTTTTGCATCTGGTCAGGGGTTTCGTAGAAATAACCTTTGTAGACGTCCTTTCCGTCGATTCGAGTTTTGAAGGTCCCGAAATCGGGAAGAGGAAAGTCCGGCCGCCTTGTGAGTTTAAGTTCCGCGGACTTCGGTCCATTCTCATCAACTATGGTTTTGAGTTCGGAGGGTAGGGGATATTTGATTCCGAGAGGGAATCTTGCGATCATGCTTCCGGATGCAGAAGAGAATTGAACTTGTGAATCTTCGTCAGGCCCTCCGGTGAATTCTTCGAAAATTGTAGATTGAGTCGGTTCTCCTTTGCAGGAAGTTCCGTAAACCGAACCGTCACCGATTTCATTTCCGGCTTTTTCTCCGTGGCCGTATATCGCCCCTTCGAAGATTTGGTAACCCATCAGTTTGTTTTCCTTGCCCGGTGTCGGATTCGAATTTTCACGGGCGAGTTATTCGCGGATGAATATACGAGTCGGTTCAATCCAGGTTTAAATACGACGAAGTTTCCGCCCGTCCAAAGAATGTTGTTTGTCGACCATCGAATCGTTGTATTTACGTTTCCCCTTCCCCCGATTTTTACCTCACCGACCTCCGAATCAATGATCATATATTTATTCAATTCAGTTGTATCAGAAAATGAAAGACATTGTATTCGATGGGTTGCAAAACCACTTCCATCATCATCGAATAGGTCTATCGAGAAATCCGGGTTAAGGTTAGAGGCCGCTTCGAGCTCGATGATTGGATGCCCATCTATATACCAGTCTGGAATTCTAATATCGATTTTACCGCCGGAAGGGAGGTTAATCCAACCCGTGTCTGATTCTCGGGAATGTTCCCAAAGAACATCCAAAAGAATAAATTCAAGTGGAACCTCTTTTTCAATTCGCGCCTCACTTCCTTTCTCAAATTGTTCAGAAAATTTGGAGAATTTTATAGATGCTCTCCGTTGGTTATGAGCGTCAATCAGCCAGAACGGAGGTTTGTTGTTTATAAAGAACGAATTGATTTTAGCTTTGAAATAAATGTAATCTGAATCCGTTTCGAATGCTTTCGAAACATACAGGGTTAGTTTTTTGGAAGCGATGAACTCGTTCGACTGGTCCACCGATCCCCACATTTCGAGTCTGGGGACAAGGGACTCAGGCATATCGAAGACAGTCGGTGCAACGAGGACACATTCGTCCTGCGTCTCGAAAAGTGTTTTTCCCCGACTGTCTTCGATTATGAATTCCATTATTTTTTTAAGTAAGCAATAAGGGTGTTAAAGTGAAACCGTGCATACTGTTCCGCTTTAACAACGTCGTATTTATATTCTATAGCTTTACTGTTTTCAAAAAATATTTGACTATCGCTATCTATGTTTTTTCTTCTTTTTAAATTAAATTCATGGCTAATATCTGAATAATCAGATCGAATCCGCGTATCGAAAAGCTTTAGGTTTAATTTTTTATTCTCAAATGTGATTTTATAAACAAATCCAGCTGTATGAAAACGTCCTTCCATTGATTCGTAGTACGGTTTACCATATATATGAGTCAAGACCTCAAGTTGATTAACGCAAAAAACTGCAATAAATTCATCATAATCGAGTTCTTTAATTTGATAACTAGCAAGACAAGATTCTTCATTAGATTGATCAATAGAATTGAATTCTTTGTAATAATTGATTACTTTTTGCTTTATTTGTTTTTTGTTTTGAGGCAAAACTTCTGAAAGTTGAAATGTTCCATCTATCGTTCCTTTTTCGACAAGTGTCATGTATTTCTGTAAAGCTTCCCTTTCTTCAGTGGTATGACATCTTAAGATTATACCCATACTCAAGAATAATAATAGTGTAAATTTCTTTATCATAATCTCTCCTATACTCAGAATGTGGACACGTCTTGATAACGATCAACCTAAAACTGACTCCGCGACTGATTGGGAATAGAGCCAGTCTTTAAACATTTCAAAAAGAACGCGCGGGTCCTGGTAATTTCCGTTAGAACCGTGGAATTCCGGTTGATAATTAAAATTGTAGGTTCCTGACCGATTCGTGACGTTTTGCGTCAGTTTCTCTGCAATCGTGCCCTCTAACGAATCCCATCCTCGTTCCGGGACAACAATTTCCTTCGGAGTGAGCAGGGCGGGGATCGAGTCTTTCCCAGAAATTCCACCCTCCGCCAACCCCCCTTTCGAGAATCCCATCCAAGGAGGATATTGCTGCGACTGTGCAGACGATATCGCCATTGCCCCAGTTGCCGCCGAAAGGGCCGTAATCATTCCTAAGAATACCGCACCACCAACAAGTCCAAGAGGACCTGTAGTAGCCGTCAAAGTTGCCCAGGCCGCAACACCTTGGAGGATCGCCATGCTCATTGTCATCGCTGCCGCAGCAACTTGAGCCCGTTTGTTCGCTTCGAATGCGGTTTTTCCGGCTTGCCACTCTAAAAAAGAAGTGAAACGCTTTGCATTTTGTTTGTCGGTTTCGGCCTTCTGTGTGGCCGCAACCTTCTCAGTTTCGATTGCTTTTTCCTGATCAGCGATCGCCTTCTGTTTCTTTTCGTTTTCCTTTGTCCGCTTCGCGTCCTCCGCATCCTGATTTTTGTTTTCTTTCGCAATGTCGGCCGTAGTTTTGTCGGTCCAACGTCTCCGCAATTCATCCTTTTCTTGTTGAAGACGATTGAAAAGTTCTACCTGGATCGTTTTAAAATCAGCATCGTCTTTGTGAATTCGTTCAAACTCCGCGATTTCAGCGTTGTGTTTCGCTTCGAGGGCTAACGCTTCTTCATTATATCGAGCATCGTTTTCCGCTTTAATTTTTTCCGCGGCTTCGTCACGTCTCGCTTGTTTTTGGTCCTCATATTCCTTTTCGGCTTGAGCCATTTTATCGAGGGTATCTTGCAACTTCGCAAGCTCTGAGTCACGAGCTGAAAGGAAATTTTGAAGATTTGCGTCGATCATTCGATCGACGACTTGCCCCTGAAATTGCCAGCGTTGAGCTTGGTTTTGAACGTGAACTTGAGTTGCTTGAGCCTGTGCTTGGAATAGTTGCGTAAACGCGCCGCCGACTTGATTGACTACACTGATTCCAGTTTTCGCCCAAGCGGAAATAGTATACGCAAGACCCTGAGAGTTATTTTGTGCTCGGTTAAGCTGTTCGGCGAATTCGAATGTCCCAGATTCTAATTGTGTAAGTGGACCTGTGCTGGCTTGTAATTCGGACTTTAGCCGCGATAAATTTCCAGCAGCATCATCGAATGCCTTAGCACTATCTAAACGAGTTTTTAGTGCAATGTGTTCATCAGAAGTGATCTCACCATCTTTGAGTTTTCGATCTAGTTCGGTCTTGGTGGACTTCATTAATTCATCGAACTCTGTAATATTCTCTGGTTTGAGTTTTAAAACAACGTCTGGATGAATTTGATACTTTTGTGAAAGCTCATTGACAACTTTCTGTAGTGTTTCTTTATCTTTGATCTGATCAATCGAGATATCTTTTCCGTTAAGCTTGAGAGGAATTTCTCCACCTTTCCTTTGAGAGAAGTCGATGAGTTGTTTTTTAAGATACTCAAATGACTGCGCTTCGATCGTGGAAATTATGCGAATTTCCGCAGGATTCGCTCTCCAAAACTCTTCTATAATTCGTTTTTGTTCGGAAAGATCCTGTTTTAAACCTCTAGATCCACCGAAGTTGACGAGTGGCCCATTTGCTTTAGGTTTTTCTGCTTCTTTGTTTAACTCTTGAAGAGCTTTTCTCCATTTATTTATTTCTTCTTCGTTAACATACGATTTATTGTTATACCATTGTTTCTTTATGATCTCCTGAGTTTCTTCCGCGGTGAATCCGAGTTGTTGTAGTTTCTTCCGGAAATCTTCCGCTTGTTTTTCTCCGAGGCTATAACCCAAACCTATTTTATTACCAATATCATTCAGGACAGTTTCTACGTTTTGTACATCTTCACCAATCACCTCTTTTAATCGTTTTCGTTTTTCTGCAAGATCCTTTTCTTCCCCCTCCTTCTTGTACCGCTCGACGATATCGATTGTAAAAACGACCGCAGTTATACCGAGAGCGATCGGACCAAGGGCTTTCGTCCAAGCCTTGGCACCTTCAATTCCCATGAGCTCAAGGCCCTTTGTAATCGTGATGAGTGCGGCATAGAATCCGAGGCCTGCTGTAGTTGCGACAATGAGAGATTTCCCCGCGCTGTTTACGGTCCAGCCAAGTTTATCAAGATCACTCTGAGATTTGGTGATCTGCTCGTTGAGCTTCTTCCACTCTTCCGAACCCTCCGGAGCCTTCTTGATTTTTTCCCGAAGTTCGTCGAGTTCCGATGAAAGTTTTTTTGCTTCGTCGCTATCACCTAGGAACCCAGCGATCGAAGACATGAAAGATCCACCAACGTTTAGAAGTGGAGTGATGGACTCCTGATACAGTTTTCCAAGAGCGATCTGTGCTTTTTCGGACTCCTTTCCAAGTTTACCGAGAGAACCGGAATAGCCTTCCGTAAGTTCTGCAGCCTTTCCTTCAAATGGTTCCGCTTCCTTTAGCGTTTCGTTATATAATGCTTGAAGAGCTGCCTGTTTCTTAGTTGCGTTGGAAAGATCTTCCATCTTGAAGCCGTGTCTTTCCAACATCTTTGAAATATTGGTTTGGATACCGGTTGCATCGGACAGAACAGAGTTTTGGTTTTTGTAACCTTGAGAGGCGACGTCAATCGCTTCGGAAAGAGAATAGTTTTGCTGTCTGAGAACAGAACCGACATTCGCGTGAGCTTTGATCAGATTCGTCGCCTGTTCGACACTGTATCCCATCGCAATGAAGTTTCGGGCTGCGGCCGTTACCGAATCTTTCTGAAGATTCAAATCCTTAGAAAGTTTTTCAACATTGTCAGTAGCTGGCTTTACGGCCTCTTCGCCAAAGTTGTATCGGACAACGGTTGAAAGCCCCTTCATGGTCATCGAGGCTTTTTCCGCGGTGTCCATGAGAGATTTTATTTTTTCGAGACCGGCAAAGACGGAGTATCCTCCGATGATCGATCCAGCCATGGCCGTGATGCTGACAAACTTTTGCGCGGAACCAGACGCTTCGTCGATTTTCTTTCGTGTGAGTTCGATCGAACTCCGGAGACGGTTAAACGAATCCGATCCAATCGTGGAGGAGTTAAGGCCGGTCTTGAATTTCTCTAACCGCGCTTCGAGACCCGCCAGTGTATTAATGGAAAGCCGTGCGATTTGCGGTTCAATCGGTTGGAATTTTTGGGACGCCTTACGAGCTTCCTCGATTTTCGAGCGAACTGCTTCAACTGCTCGACCTAAACGATTAAAAGATTCTCCCCCGATCGCACGGTTATCGAATCCAGTTTGAAGTTTCTTTAAGGAGTCCTCAAGTTCTTTGATCGTTGTAGTTGATGCTTTCGCAACACGCTGATCAACGGCCAGGGCAGCATTGATCGCAGCACCGACAGGTTTAATCGTTGTTGTGAAAACTTTAATATGGGAAGAAAAATCATCAATTTGAGTCTTCGACTCCTTGATACCCGTTACCAGAATACCTAATTTTAATAAGCCCTGTCCGTTGCTTCCCATTGTTATTTATTGGCCTTGAGGTCCTTCATCTTATCCTTGAACTCGGTTTGCATCGCTTGCCAATTTGCCATATTCTTGTTCCGATACTTGTCTATGATTCTCTGCTTTTCTTCCTGCGTCTTTTGGCTCCATGGAACGATCGGAGACCAACCTATTTTTAGATCCTGAATCTGTTTTTCCAATTCTGCTGCAAACGGTTCGATATGCTTGATGATCTCCGGGTTAATCATTTTGATTCGATGAACCCATTGAAGGTCTTCCTCAAGTTCAAGGACTCGAATTGCCAATAGATTCGAAGAAATCGTATGATAATCCATTGCGGTAATTTCCGAATCGGCGAACCCCTGTTTTCGGAGCATGAGCTTTGCGATGGCAAATTCAGAATCTTGATCTACTTTTTTCCGGGATCGATCCTCCTGGGTGTAGCAACTTCAAGTCTTCCAAGAAACGAGATATAATTCGAATAATTCGGATATTCAAATGGTATAACGTCCAAAATCTTAACGTATTCATCCGCATTGCTTACAAGGGCGTAGAATTTTGATCTCAAAATTTTCTCGTATTCCCCGCGCAATCGGGTAGTTTCCCTTTGTCCTTTCAACCATTCCTCTCGCAATGTTTCCGGAACGAGGTTGTAAAAGTTTGCAGCGAAATCTTGGGAACTAATCGCAGCGTCTCCAAGATTTTTATTATATTCTTCTAAGAGGCGTTGGAACTCGCTTGTGGTTATGTTAAACCACTCGACGTGTTCGTTTTCGATTGCCTCCATGCGTCGATTGATTTCAGACAAACGCGCATGGAGACCAATGGTAGAACTGTTTATAGGAAGCGTGACGGTGACCACACTTTCATCTTCGTGTTCGAGGCCTGGAATAACGATTTCGCAATCGTTACCCCGGTTGAATTTTTCGAGTAGCTCATTAGGTAACATCGAGGTCACCCATATACCAAGCGAGTGGATAACCTGCGAAAAGGAAATCCTTGGAAACGAAACATTCCCATTTGATTTCCAAGACAGCGCCCGTTTCTCCATCCATACCTTGTTTAAACTCGGTATAGCAAAGTGCGTTCGGGATAATGATCTTATCCATCGGATCCAGGGAGCGAACTTCCGGTGCGATTAAGGCCGTCGCTTCGAGCTGTTGACCTCTACCGGAAGTCAGATCGTTCCACATGTATTCTTTCCACATTGGAACGGTTCGAGCGGCACCTTTAATGTTCCCGGTCGTCTGATCATAGTTGATCGCGAACCCTGGAATCACCTTAGCAATTCTCTCAGCTACAGGCTCGACAAGCTTAGCGGAAAATGTGAGCATATAAGAATTCAGAAGTTTCTTGTATGCTTGGCTTCCTCTCTGAGATGCCTTGAATTCTGCGTACCCTATGGATTCCTCCATCTTCGCCTCAAGCGTGAGCCCCATATACATTTGATACGCCCGTTTATAAACCCCGTTCGTGATCGCAGTAGTAAGCGGATCTTTGATCGTAAGCGAAGAGGGTCCCGATACCGACTCAACCTGGGATGCGGGAATATTCGGAGCGAGGTTTAGGAAGTCACCCGATTTAATATCCGCGAAGCTTGCTGCACCGTTCGCTGTCACTACATTCGAATTTGCCGAAACCGAGATAGTTCCCGGACGTGCCACGACCTTTTCATAGGGCGCGCCAAAATCAAGATCGACAGGAATGAGTCCGCCGTCAGGCCTTCCGACTGCAGTAGATCCGCTCGGTCTAATCAAAGTAATCATGGTTTATTCCCCTTCCTTTTGTGGCGTTACTTTCGCCGCTTTTTGCGTTTCTGGGGTCTGCGGCCTTGCCGGTTCTTCGATTCGGCTATATGCCTTATCCTTCAGGAATTCCTCGACTTTGTTTTCGGGGACACGAACGGTTACCTTTCCGTTCTGAGTCTGTCGAAAGAGTTTAACTAATTTTTCTTCGGCCATTCGTCCTCCTATTGAATGAAAAAAGATGCGTTGTATCTGTATTCACCGTTCAAAACTTGCCCGATAAGACGGATGTTGTTTCCCTCGATCTTACGAATGTGAATCGGTTCGAAATCAGCGACTGTTTTCCCTTCCGGAAGCACCGTCGGAATTGGAAGATCAAAGTTAAATCTTCCTCGAAGTTTTTTGAAAAGATCGAAAGCCATGTTCTTCGATCGAGGAAGGGTCTTAGCGATGACCATAAGATCTATCTGCGATTTTCCAAAAGGTTCCGCTTCTGCGAAATTGTTGTGAATCACCAAAATCGTTTCTGCGTTTCCGCTTGGTGCATCTATAAACGGTTGGATCAAATTTGCGTACGCCGAGAACTCTGAAGTGGTTTTCAGCCATGCTGCAAAGAACTCGACCAAATATTGATTTTTCTCTACGTCGATTTGTTTCATCATCGAATGTATTCCCTCATGTTGTCCTTGATGTGATCGTTTAACTCCTCAATGATTTCGTTAGAGTTTGCTGGTTCGGTGAGTTTATCTAACCAACCCGGGCCCGTTCCGGGTTTTTTTCCTCTCAACTGAATAATTCGCCCGTCATTCAGTTCTCGTTGTCCGGACTGTTGTGCAGCTGCGTAGGGAGCTTCGTAGATGAGTGCCGCCTCGAACTCATTGAATCCGGTTACGGGCGGAAGCTTGAACTGTGATTTTGTTTTCGGACTTTCGATTTCTTCGTTTGCAACGATTTCTCTCCCAACATACGAAGAATATGCGCCCTGCATGTAACTCGTGTCTCGTTGCGGACGAATTCCGGTTGACGCGGAAGAAATCTTAGCGGGAATCCCAAGGATAACGACTTTAAGAGCTTTAGTTATTGCTTCTCCGAGTTTATTGGAAGTTCCGCGGAGTTTTCCAAGAAATTCACTGTTATCAATGGTCCATTCCTTTCCCATTATGCCTCTACCTCGATGTGATGAATCTCTCCGTCTGCGTCACGGGGTGGATACCACGAGAGAATGGAAAGCCAGCGGCCTTTTGTCGCAAACTCGGTTTCGGATAGACCTTGTGGCCAAGCGATCAGATCGGTTTGTCGGATATCCTGATCCGGTGGAATGACCGCCTTCAGAGTTGTGTAAACTGCGTTGTTGTCGGTATTCCGAATCTGCGTGTGTGGTTTAAACCAATGTACGAAAATCGTGATCTTTTGAGATAAGCCCTCATTGAGTGAATTGTCTGCTTCGGTGTAGATGGGTCGGAGTATTTCGAGAGGTATCATGCGACCCTCTGATCGGGAACGGATTTTCCGTTTTTCTTAAACCACTGAGTTGCAAATGCTATTCCAGCTTTCTGTGAAATAAATGTGAAAAGTTTTGTGTTCGTAAAAACTTTTGGAAAAATGCGATGCGAACAACGGGGATGATATCCGGGTTTATTCTGTGGAGTTAAATATTCACAGACTCCCGCTGCTGCGAGTTCTTTATCTGTTGTATAAATTTGATCTTCGTGTGGTCGACATACGTCTGCTGTAGTTTGATGACCAGGAACCAGATAAAAAACGATTCCAGCTCTTTGGCCTTCCTCTTGTGCTGCTGTGGTCTGACTGTCAGTAATCCTGGAACGTGTTACAAGATCGGTATACGTATCGAGTTTAAAGTTGATTTCGTTTCCATTCTTATCAATAATCTGAATGTATTTTTTGTCTAAAAGCTTGGAATTGATTTTCTCTAAACGTTCGAATTCCCTTTTCCCTATCCTATCAATAAAGAACTGACGTGTATCGTTATCCCGAGCGGAAAATATTCGAGAGGTCCGACTTGTTGATTTTGTATTTTCAAATAGTTTAATAAGTGCTTTCTTTGACTCAAGGGGCGTTCCGGTTTGTAGCAAACCTTTGGCTACCGCCTCAGAAATTTGAGATTCGGTAAGAAATCCCTGTTTAGATATTTTGTAATAATTGCGAAACATCGTCTTTGATTGATCGATAGCGACTCGAAAATCGTTTGCCGCGTCTCGAATCAAAACAGAAACCGCCTTCGTATCGACCATTGCCCCAGATAGATTTATTCCGGATTCTAACAGAAACTGATCATAAATATTTATTCCGAATCGATATGTCCTATCAAGCACAGGCCCTATTCCAGAATAAAATGTCTGAAGTGCTTTGTCATAGAGTGATAAAATATGTTTGTATCTCCGCTCAATGAATGATAGGTATTCCGATTGTTCTGGCACGATTGCTGCAAAGTGGTTTGTTGTTCTTCGAACGTACTCCATAATTGCCTCATCAAGACGTGAGTAGACGTCGTGCAAGATGACTCGCATCATTTCCACCTGTCTTAGACTCATTTCCCGAAGTGCAGTTTCGTACTGATCCATTATACAAACCTCCCTTGGCCGAACATTCCCGCACAAGGAGCCCCCTCTTTTTTTACGAAATCGAATGCTGATTCGGGAATATCCCGGATCGCACCAGACTCGTAGGTGTAAGTCATGTCAGAAATCGAATATGACTGAATCCCGTTTGCTCGATTTTCAGCGTGTTTGTTTCCTGTGGGATTTTTAAAAAGCTCAAGAGCAAAAACGATCTGTGCTTTTCGGAGAGTTTCCGAAGAGACAAGATCGTAATTGAATGCGGTCGAATTGCGCAACCTAATATCAGCAGTAACGAGGGCCTCTCTTTTTTTCTCGTAAAGAGTTTGGAGAGAAGCGACCTCGGTATCTGGAATTCTACGAAAAGGGACTGGTGTGATGACGTCTTGCTCGATCGGTTCGATCGTTGCATTAAGTGGTCCTTCGACAGAGACAACTTTGATGAGTTGGGCCTCGATATCGAGAGTTTCATCAACTACGAGAGGCGTTCCCGCAGTGAAATCAATATCGAACCCGACCAGTGCTGTCCCGATCGCGGTCACCGTTCCGGAAGTGTAACCCGACTTTCTCTTTATATCTCTCCAGACGTTTCCACCGGAGAGATATTGAAGAAAATCATCAGCTTCTTTGATTGTCACCAGTCCGAAACGCACGGTTACTGTCTCTCTGCTCCTTGAGAGCCTTCGGTTTGAGTTGGTTGTTCTTCGGTAGGGGGTGCAGGTTGTGTATCCGCGGTTTTATCCGCTTCGGAAACTCCTTCGTGCTTCTTCTTTTCCTTCGGAGTCGTCTCCTTCTTACTGGAATCCGGCTCCGTTTGCCTTCCGCCTTTCGATTCTTTCTCGAGTTTCACTTGGTGCTGCTCGAAAAAAATCTTCGCTGATTTCCAAGTGTCCGCTTCGGAAACCCCTTCGGGAGGAAGGTATCCGTTTTCCAAATGGTAAAGGACGCGATGAGGCGGCACCTGAACCGGAAAGATCCCTTTTGCGGTTTGCTTTCGGAGTGTGACGTATTCTTGTTCCATAAGTTTTCCTAACCGAGAATTTCTTCCTGGTTTTTGGTTTTATCCCAGCAGTCTCGCTGCAAGTTCCGGCCTAAGTGTTGCAAATCCGTATAGGATATCAAAGCGCCAAAATCTTGTCGCTCTCCCGGACTCTCTCCAGGTCTCTACCCTCAACGGAATGTTAGAAATCGGATCTTTTGCAACCGCGATTGTTGAACTTTCGGATTGTTCATCTTTTAAAGATCGGATCACTAAACAGAAAGCGTCCTTGTGAAATGCTAAGTTCGGTGTATGACTTCCGATTAACGTAATAGCTGCATTATCCGCAATTCCACCGATAGGAGCTTCTGGATAGAACCGCATGCCAGTGAAAACACCAGATCCGTTTGCTGTAATATCTTGAGTTACTACGAACTGAAACGGGCCGATCGTAATGAGATCACCTTTTTTCAAGGTTTGAGATGCCCCAGCCCCGTCGATGTTCATGACAGTTTCGCCCTGTGCGACGGCTCCAGTTACCTGAAGGGCTCCAGCTGCGGTTCCCTTTGTGTGAAAAGGAACGAGTTGGTCTGAGTAGGTATCAAAACCGAATTTTCTTCCGATTGACGCTTCTCGTAAAGCGCTAGTTTCCCCTGTTTTATCGACATCTTTGAAGATATTGAGAAAATTCGCTTCAGCCTCGGCGTCAAGTACCAGCTTACGACTGTCTTGTGGAACAAGGTTTTTCTGCAATACCTTGCGAACGTCGATAATCGAATCCGCAGCACTTGGAGTCACTCCCGCCGTCCCTGAAAAATATGGAATATTTTTGTACAGAGACAGGAGAGATAGATCAATATCGTTAGCGAGCGATTTGATTGCACCTTCTACAGCAGACGGAATGATTGCTTCCGAAAGTGAAGCCATCATCTCCTGGTCGTCCATTTGAAATTGTTTATATTTCCAATGGTCGAGTCTCACATCCACATACGGGTCATCAAGATCGGTCGATGTTGATCCTGTCGCAGTGTTCATATTCTGAGCAGGCCCCATGTTTTGCGGCAAAGGGACACGAATCGTATCGCCTTTTTTTTGCGCCGCATCGTCAAGATCTCGACGAACCAACGCGGGCATTTGAAGACTTTCTCTGAGTACAGGAAGAACCTGCGGCAACAGATACGTCTGAATTAGATCGAGAAGTGTATTAGCCATTTATAATTCTCCTTAGGCTGTTTTTACAACATATTCCCCGGACTTCACTTTTTGCATGAGTTCCTTTCGTGCATTCTCATCCTTCGCATTGGAGAATTCCCTTTGCCAAGACTCAGGTGTAAATACACGAGAACCGCCAGGCCCAGACTTCCCACCGGAGGGTGTTCCTGCGCCTGGGCTTAAATTGTTTTTGAGTAAGTTTGCGTTTTTCGGAAGGCCGAGCCATTTCGCGGCCCCCTCTTTCGGATCGAACTCTTGGACGCCGTTTCCATCGAAATCCATGTTCAAGACGACCCTGAACCCACCATTTGCGTCCTCGATGAGTGCCGGTTTACCATACACTCTCAAAAGTTGCACGGTTTGTTCGGCATCGTACAGTTCATGGCTGGAGAGAGCCGCGTTAATCGCGGTTTGAATCGCGTTATCGTAGAAAAGTGTCTTATACCGGGCCGAGTTTTTAGATTCGACCTCATGAAGCCCCTTCAGTTTCGCGAGTTCACCGCCGAGACGTATCGTCTCTCGCTCCTTCTCCGGAAGCTTTTCTAATTCAAGTTCTTGGATTTTTGTCACAAGCTCCTGATATTCTGCTCCTTTTGCGTTCGACGCAGTGTCCTTAAGAGTTTTGAAATCGGCCTCGACAGTTCGAAGACTTTTGTTCAACGAACCAAATGCTTGTGCAACGGCTTTAGGAACCTTATGGGAAGTTCCTGAAATATTCAGTTCCACGAATTCCTCATTTGCTCCTACACTACCACCGGCACCGCCTTGGCCTTCTTCGCCCTCTTCCTCTTCCATTACTCTATCAAAGAAAGGTTTTACAAACATACTTACTCCTGTCTCGGTCCTTAACCGCTTGCGTTGTTATCGGGATCGCCACCCGGTTTTGATTTCGTTCCTGTGTCGGTGGAACTACCGTTAGTTTTTTTTGCCTCTTTGTCGGAAGGGGCCACCGAATTATTGCTTGGCTTTTCTAGATATTTCGATACAAAGCCCGGAAGTTCGTCTTCGTTTGTATTATCAATTCCATCAAATAGTTCGTTTTTTTCTTTTTCAGGCATTTCCGGAAATGTCTTGTTCACAATCTCTTTTGCAATACGCTTCTTCACCACCGAGTACTTAAGATCACTGAAAATCATGAGGAGCGTATTGATCGCCTTATCGATATCAACGGATTCGAATTTCTTTTTGTAGGTGATGGATACTTCTGAGGTTTTCGTACCCGCATTCAACCATTTGAGTGCAAGTTCAAGGCACTCTATCTCGGCTTTTTCAAGTCGAGTCGCGCCAGAGAGAAGAAAAGCATTTGCAACTTTATATTCGAGAAGTTTAGCCTTTCCGGATTGAACCCCGGATTTTTCCTCGTCCCTATCGAGTCCGACTTTCTGTAAAATCTTTTTGGCAAGATTATCTATAAACGATACTATCCCAGATAGTGCTTCGATCCCGTGACTTATAAACGTAGGGAGGTGACTGGAATTGGAATCAAATGTGATCCAATCCAAACTTGCGAGTCCTGATTTTTCGATATCGACGGGGATATTACCGGGATAGGCAAAAAGGGCAAAAGATCCAGAATAAATCACCTCGTCCGCAACGGAAAGGTAGTTATATATTTTTCTGTCGATAATTGCGACGTCTTCAAAAACGGTCTGATTTACGAGAGTCTTCGTTTTATCGTTCCAACTTACAAAAACAAACGGAACCTTCCCGATACTGTGAGGTATTGATTGTTCAGCAGTGATTTGATCTTTATCGCCTTTAGTAAAATCTTGATAAGATGCCTTTGTCCAAAGGCGATATTGGACTACCTTTTTTCTTTTCGCAAAAGGGTTTTCGTCGTCTTCGTACGTATTATCAAGCAGGATCCAAAGAAGCTCTCCTTTCTCGTCCACAGAGAAGTCACGGATTTGGCTCAGTTCGTAAAGAACTAGGTAAGGTTGTAAACAGGCCGCTTTGCGAGCCGCTTGGGTTTTGATTTTGCTGGGATCAAATGAGGGAGAATCGACGAGAATCCCGCAGGTATTCAACAGCGATTTTGTAGCAACTTCCTGAAAAAATTCTTGGAAACTTTGTCTTTTGTTCGCATGGAGTAAAATGTCTTCGATATCCGAAGGGACTTTTCGGTCCGGTTTCTCGTCAAAAAGTAACCCAACGAGAACATCCACGATCGGAGCCGTGTGGTTTAGGAATACGGATCTTTTTTTCCGGTTTTCATAAACGGCCGTGGTCTCCTTTGAGTACTGAAAAAGGTGATTTTTTGTAATATAACTTAGACCACCGTGGAAAGAATCCGCGATTAGGTTATACGCCTCAAGACGCGCAGAAATATCAGGGTGCTGCCGTTCGAAAATAATTTTGTTCGGATCTTCCGCCATCTATTTCGACAGTAGTTTTTTTACGAAAAACAGTCAGCGAGATTCGAAATTTTTTTAGTGAGCAACGTGGGCCGAAGCGATAAAAGGCTTCGCATTTGGAAGCATTTCCATCGTGCCATATCGCATAGCGTCAACCTCGTCGTCATCCTCCTTTACGATTTCGCGATCTTTCGGACGCGTCGACTTCGATTCAGTGGAACGCCACCGATACGTGTTGAGTCCATTGAGGAGTTCCGTGCAGGATCGGAAGATTTTTATGCGTGGCCGCTTGTGTTCGTTGAAGTCCAAGAGATCAATACAGTGATCGATTCCAGCTAAAACCTCTTTATTCGCTGGTTTGGTTATAATCCCGTATTCGTGGAGCGTAGCACGGTCTTCCGCGTCGTGGTCGGCCACAGTTGAGAAATAAAGTTTTTCTGCAAGTCTCCATGCCTCCGGACCTTTCTGTTCGTGTTCTGGTAGATCGAGAACTGAAAGCCTTTTTATATGCTCGGCGTGAACGCGGACTGTGTTCTGTACAAGGGAATGCACACGGTAAAAGTATATGCAGTCATTCGCAGAATCGTAGGCCAGCCAGAGGCAGACGAAAGGGTGCGTGTAACCAAAGTCGATAGAGCGAACCTTCTTCCAATTGACTGGGATTTTGAAATCATCCACAACGTGAGTTTCTTCGTTCAAATTAAATACAAGTCCCTCGTAGGAACCGTAATCGCCTATCCGATATCGTTGACGTTTCGGCCCGGATAGGTTGTCCAACGTTGTGAGATACGTTTTGGAAAGGTTTTCTATGTTGTCTTCCGGCCGGAAGTGGAGATTCCCGTACTCCGAAAAGTTTCCGATCGGCTTTTCGCCTTCTGGATTTATCCCGAGCATCCAAACCTTGTACGACCAGGACTGTTTTGTCGTAGGGTTAAGATCGATAATGAAGAGAGTTTTTATCATGTTTCCGGAATTATCAACCGCAGTGTCATTCAAACGTGTCATAAGGGACTCAATCACCGACCATTTATTTTCATTTGCTTCGGTTACGAAAATCGTAGCATATTCGGCTCCAAGAATTGAATCTATCGAGGACGGTTCGAGTCCTCCAAGGATAACATAAGAGCCGTTTTTATACCTGACGATACCGGGTTGTTCGAGAATATCACATAGTCCGAGTTTTTCGTCCCTCCTGAACTGTGGGAGCATTGTCTGAAGCCAGATTGTTTTTTTTGCATTGGAAAACGAATATCGGCATACGAGATGTTTGGAACCCGGATATTTCAACGCGCGGATACGAATCGCTCGAATGGAAAGAAAGGTTTTTCCGGACCGACTCCCGCCCCAGAACTTTATAAATCGCTTTATAGAGTCGGAAAGGAGTCTGAGGGCCTCCTTTTGTTTCTCGTTCCACTTGATCCGGTCAAAAATTACGACACTCAACGAAATCTGACCTCACAAACCAGACTCTTCCGTTCCGAAATGAATATGGACGTCCGATCCTTCTTTATCTTTGTACATTCCCGTGTATTTCCCAAGCATTTCCAAAGATTTCGTCTTATCCGCGAGTCGAAATGTCCGGTCGACGATCTCATCACCCGATTTCGTGAAGGTGCGCCTGGTCGTGATCTCCTTTACCGCGGCCGGGTGTAACGTTTTGATTTTCTCAATATCGACATTCCCAGCGTCATCAATGTAATCGGACAGAGTTGCGGAGACGAGTTCACGGTTTATTTCTACGAAAAGGTACTGAAGTTCGTTTTTCTTAGAGGAAATCGCATCTTGGATCAGTTTATCCCGGTACTCTCGAATACTAGCTTTAGCTAACAATCGAGAAGCGGCAGCGTTCGCTGATTTTTCATTTGCATCAGGATATGTTTCCAAATAGGCTTTCCTACCGTTGAGTCGAAAATGGAAGACGTAGTTTTCGACAAAAAGCTTGTTTTTCTCTGTGAGAACAGATTCAAATTCTTTTTCCGAATCGTTGGTCTCCAATTTTTTCTTCAGAGAACCTTCTCTCTTCCTGAGTTTTTTCTTATTATTTTCCTTCTTGTTTTCCATGATTTATTTAGAACATTGAAGTTTTTTTCCATATATTTGGAGCGAGATTCTGGTTTTTTCCGGGAGAGGTTTTCTTTTCTCCTATAGGACCTTTTTGAAGCGCGCGAATCAATCGCTCACAGTCACGAAGAATCGAGGTCGTTTCGGGATAGATAATTTTCCGGTCCCGTTCAAGTCGTCTGGCTTCACGGAGACGCAAGAGGCTTTCCTTAAGGAGATATCGAAGAAACGTTGTTTCTGAACTTTCCTTCAGCTCCTTAGCTGTGAATGGTCGTGGACGGAAGTTTTTTACGTGTTCCGGTTTAGTGCGTTTTGACAACGTTTACTCCTCGGGAGACTCCAACCATGAACCAGTTATATTCCCTTTTGAGTGGGTGAAAGAGAAAGTTTCAGGAATGTGGACTTTTTTTCCAATATGGTTTTCATTTAGTGATCTTCTTCAAAATACGCGGATCGATCTCGTGAATGAATCGCGTTGAATAAATTTTTATTTGGGGCCGATCGGTGAAAATGGTCAAGAAGGCTTTCCAATTCCTGGTTTTTGACTCAGTTTTAAGGTAGATCAGTTTCTCTACATCCGACTCCTCAAGGTCGAAAGTGCGCTGGTTCTGGGAATTGAATTTTTCCACGTATCGAATCAGTTTGAGTTCGTGGACGACGCGCTGGAGAGTCCTCGGTGCAATCCGCATGTGTCGGGCCGCATTCCGGAGAGTCAAAGCGTTTTGTGGGGTTGCGTTTTTCTAATTGAATTAGGGGAAGTTTCCGGAAAGATCAGTTGAGGATTTTTATTTTTGTAATTCATACGGCCTCACCTTCGTCTTTACAAATAGTGTATTCCATTTGTCTGCACCACTCTTCTGCTGCCTCTATGGATCGGAAACCATCCTTTATGAAGTTTCCGTCCGGATGATCGACTTTATAGAGTCGCTGATTCGAATCAAACCACTCAAAGGTAAGAGTTCCGAAGACCACAATGTAGATCTTAAAGCTAATATGAGCTTTGTAATAGGAAGAAATTGTTACCATCATTCCCAACTTTCTCCCGAATTTTGATTCTTTAACTCTTTTGGCACTGGCTCCGGAGGAAAGGTGCTTTCCGGAGCGCCAAAACATTGTCAGCTTCCTCGTAAATCTTCCAAGCAAGTTCCCGACTTTCGTATTCCGAAAGTGACTCTATACTCCTGAAAGAATCGAACTTAACAGTTCCGTCTTTCTGTATGCGTCCCTCCAAAAGTTTCTCAAACAAAAAATTGCTCACTCTGAAAATTACGGATTCGCCTATTGGATAGAAATACGTGATTTCGATTAGTACAAATTTCTTGCTCTCAAAATCGTAGATTATGCTTTTTGTATATAAGCCTTCTTCCAAAGTCGTCATGCCAATTTCCCCGTTTCTGCAAATTTGGCAAAAATCTCCGCAAGCCGTTTCGCTTGCGTTTGACTAAACCGTCCACGATCACCGAATTCATGCCCAAACCAAAGCGATGGGCCTATCTTGTGTTTATCAATCGCAACCTCAACGCTGAATTTCCGATCAAAAATATCAAAAAATGAGGCCTTCTGTGTGCCTTTAATTGTCTCATGTATCATAATTTTATCTTGCATCATCCCCCTCAATTACCTATTCTAAGATAGCCTTTTCCTTTTAATATTTTTATCTATAATATTAATTGAATCGAGTGGGATTTCAATTCCGATCCGTCTCAATTTTACTCTAATAAGCCTACGCAATTCGTCTTGCGTTAACTCTGGGTCAATTTCTCTAAGTATTTCTTTTAAAACATCTCCGGAAAATTCTGAATGTACTGCTAACAATCGCTTTCTAAAACCATTGTCTTTTGATGATTCCACATCTTCATTGAATTCTAAATCGACAGATTTAGTTTTAAGTTTTCTTTTATTATACACATATTTAGTTTGTGTTATCATCACTCATCCTCTTAATTTTATATTATCCAAAGTCCCCAACCTTCCTAAGAGATAATCGTATCCCCAAGTTTTATTAATTTTCTCAATTCAATAGCAAAGTATTCCTGTTCCCATTTATCTCTTAATCCTCCTCTTCCAGGAGCTCCACCCAATCGATCGACTCTCAACTTTTCACGTTTCCAACGCCCACCCCCTAACATTGCATAATTTGGGTGTATCGGTAAATTATTCTGAATGAGATAAGCAAAAATATCTTCAGATTTCCAATCATTTAACGGAGCACACGTATTCTGTGATATGTAACCATATTTTGCAGCACGTAGCCGTCTTATAGGACCTTCGCTTGAACGAATGCCAGAAATATAACGTCTCGTCCCCATTATATCCCAACATTTTCTCCAAGCAGATTTGTAATTTTTTCGATTAGTGAAAATATCGGGATCATAATCACCGAGAATTTCAAGGTAATCACAATTATATTGAGAAAGAAATTTATCGCGAACAAGATGAGTATACGGATTTTCGGACACGCCCCTTGTCATGTGAAATACTTTCGGGCTTAACCCTATAGATAAAACAATATGAAGCACAACAACAGAATCCTTACCCCACGAAATGCCCACATAAAACGGCTCTTTAGAGAATTCCAAAATAGATTCAATCGCTCTATCTAGTTTCCATTTTGGAATAACGTGTGATTGATCCATTTTCACATATTCCTCCCAAAGATCTAAGTCTTCTTGAGTGTGCCTTGGTGTTTTAATCAACATGTACTGGACTCCCGAATCCAAACCCCTTTGCGGGCCCAATTCCATTTTGAGATAATTGATTAAAGTTATTTCGAGTTACGATACCGGATAAAAGATAAGCAATATGAACCGCTTCCTTATTCAAATATCGCTGCTTACCAATACATTTCACAAAATCAATTTTAGCAGTATCCATAAACTTGCGGCCAATCCACTCATCTATATTTTTTGTTAAGATTCGTTTTTTATTACGAACAAGTTTTTCGGTTGGATTCACTTTAACTAAAAACCGGTTTCCGACATTAAATTCGTACGAGTCAGTTTTTAAGAAGCACACCGAATCTAAAGTAAGCATTTCTAAGGGATTTTTGTTATTATCTGAAATAACGTATATTAAACTCGACAATAACAAAAATCTAGAAGGCTTACATGTATAATTTGAAATTGTTCGGTGTGCTTCATAATCATCAGCAAACAAACGGAAGTTGTTAATTTTATATGTTGTAATTTCCATAAAACCTCACTCCATGTATTAACATGGAACAGCTATTTCGCAATAATTATCAGGATGCCAATACGGTGGTTTGAATGAACCATAACTTGCTGCCCAACTATTCGCTTTAAATTCTGATATAAGTTCAAGCGGAATCGTCTTCATTAAGATTTTGTTATTGGCAATAACCGAAAAATCTTCTTCACACTCTTCCACTTCCCATTTATAGATTTTACCGTATCCAATATTTATATGTTTCCCAACTGAACTTACACGACTCAAAATATTTTTGATTTCTTTTTTATCACCGTGTGCGAACCAAGCAATCTGTGTTATGTTACGTACTGAAATCGGAACTCTTTTCGCTTTGTACGGACCAGAAGCCGTTAATATAGATTTCCGATTTTCAGGTGCGACTAACAAACTACTGGACGATTCAAATTTTTTTTGAATGTATTCCACACTCACTGACAAAGGATTCGATATAATCGGGTCGGACACTTTCCAAAAATATTGATTTTCTCCGAAATCATATTGGGATAATGGGAGCTCTATTTTATTTTCTTCTAATAATGGGCGGTCTCGACTTACTGTATATTGCATGCCCAATTGAACACTGAGCATATATTCCAACAGAGAATCAAGTAAAGGGGAATTTCCACACAATTGTGTGGATAAATGCGCTTTGATTAGTATAGACCGCATTATTTTTTTACCTTCTCCTTTTCCTTCTTTGCAAAGGCTGCATATAGCCAACTAATCGCCTCTTCTTTTACTGATTCTGCATATTTCTGATATTCATCAATAAGGCCCTGTGCGCTTTGTTCTTCAGAAAGATATACATAAGTTTTTAATCTTCCATGACCGATGCGACTATTTCCGCCAATGATCCCATTTGAATTTTGCCAGCAATTAATTGCGCTTAACAAAGCTCCTAACTCATTCTGAGAAACATTTGTCAGAGTAAACTCATGAACAAAAAGAGAATTTCTAACGATATTTTGTCCGGTGTAAATCATCAACGTTGATTCACGTTTCTGTGCTAATTCATCTAACATGAGAAGCTTATCAATTCCGTTTATTTTAGAAATATCGCCACGTGTATATTGGTAACTCGACACAAAAGATTCAGCTCCCATGAGTGTTTTACTCAATGCGCGAAGTTCTTCAGGAAGAATCTTATTTAGAATCTCCCGATTTTCTTCACAGACCAACACTCCCCGAGATACCTGCAACGCTCCAGTAATGATTTGATTTTTTAACGAACCGCCTAGTAATCGATAGAGTGGGAAAAGGCGCTGCATATCTGCAATCGTCTTCATGTTATCTGTTACCGAACTCTCGGTCAACGAACCACCGGATAGCATGAAATTCATTTGATCAATATTTAGCTTCCCGGCAAGTTCGTACAAATTTATCAAAAAATGTGATCCAGCATCGCGAATGACTCGATGTCTAATCGCATTTCCAGAAATAAAAGGAATTAATTTTATTCCATTTTCAGTACGGACTGATTCACGATTTACGAGTGCTTCATTTCCTGAGGTGCCCATCATGTGGGACAACGGAGAGAGAGTCTCAGATAAGCAAAAAACGTGGTATGTTTGTGTTGTATTCATATTAAAGTTCCTTCTTGCCGCTTTTGATTTCAATCCATTTTGCACGTGCATAAACCAAAATAATATAATGATTTTTTGAAACATATGAAATGAATTGCTTTTTCCAGGTCACCGTCTTCGTCTCAAAAGACAAAATAATCTGTGCCAACTCTTCTGATGCGGCAACATGAGAAGATTCTGCTTTGATATGTTCCAAACAACAATTAACAAAAAGTTCAAGGTCGTCGTTTGCCTTAGAACAAGCCGAAATCATTGCCGATCCAATTCGATTCCATAGTGTCATTCTGTCTAAATCATCTGAAAACAATTTAGCAAAAATAGTTGCCAAACGAATTGCTTCGTCTTTTAAATTCTGCTTATCGTTATTATTTAGCTTATCTTTATCTTCTAAGCCAGCTAATTTACGACGAAATTCTTCTGCTGTAATTTGCTCTATCTCTTGGTTACTCATTTTTACAATCCTCTTTATTTGGAGCGATCCATAACGCCAATCGTGTTAAAGATTCATCCCGTATTTTAAAAAAATCAGTCAATAATATATTAGCCTGCTCGCCATATTCTTTGAAAATGTTAATATAAAAACTCGTATCCGAATACTTATCAGCAAGTGCAGGCTTACCAGTTACAACGATTAATTTTTTAATGAGATCCAACCTGTTTTTTAATTCAGTTGGATTAACAAAAATTATTTCATCTTCAAGAGAAACTGGAAAATAGTTTTTAGAATAAGCGACTTTACTTCTGAAAATAAGATGTTTTTGTCCAGACTCAGCTAGTATAATTGCAAATGGTGGGTCTGGTGGGTTTAAAACCATATTTCGAATTTCTTTTAAATGCTTCTTGGTTACACATATTTTATTTTTAGTTGTGAGTATCCAAGAGTATTGACGAATTCGTTGTGATGACCTCTCTTCACCGTCTATAAGTTCGATATCAGTTGATTCAGAAAATGAAGCAATGCAGCCATGGCATACAAAATCACTCCCAGGATGAAAGATTATATCACGATTAGAGAATGTATCTTTCACATAATCTTTTTTAGTATAGGCATCATTACATGATGCGCCACAATAATAACATAAATGTATCTCTGATTCTGTTATTTTCGAAGGTGCAAATAAACTTGAAGGCGTAATCATTATTTTATTTTTTCCCCACTGAAGTTGTTTTCCCAGTTTTTTTCTTTAACAGGCTTTTTACTCATAATGCCCTCCTCCTCAATTTACGTACTCTAATCCGGCTTATTCGGTATATTTTCTGGTTCATCCGGAAAATACTTTTCTATAAACCACCACAGTGGAAGGGCCACAAAAAGCGCCATAGCCGCAAACATGAGGATTGAACAGACGAGCGCGTATCCGAGGATGAATTCTATGAGTTGGAAGACCTTCATACTTTCACGTCCTTCGATTGATTACGTTCGTTAAAAATCACCAAAACGAATCCCAGGATTCCGAAACGAAATTGCCAATGTTCGAAATGCCTATCTCGATTCCCATCAATAACGAAAAATGGGAATCCATTGTAATATCCAGACCAGTAGTTTCGGAGAATTAATCTTCCGGAACCCCAATCAGAGATTGTTAAAACCCTTATAGTATGGAATCGGCTACGGAGTGATAGAAACTTTGCTTTTATGTAGTGAGTCATTTTGTTTTCTCCTGTGTTTTTTTTGTCCTAACGACATTCGTCGCACTGTCCATCTTCATCTATCCAATGTTCTTCCATTTCAAATGGGTATAACCCGCATGTATCACAAGACGATTCGTGTTCATATCCCCAACCCATTTCACGAAAAATAGGTTTGAGATTTTTAGAATTCTCATTAAGAATTCCTCCACATTTGGGTAAGTCTCCACAGGTTTTAAAAATCTTGATCGATGCCTCATGAGAAACTTGTTTTAAAGTGATCATATCCTCGTTCTCATAATAATGCCATTCTTGACGAAATTTCCAATATAACCTCTTGGCCCTTAATTCGGTTTTTGCGAATACAAGCTTGCTGTAGTTATCATATGGATTTTTATCTTTTAATGAAATTTGATAAATGTTCATATTGCTTTTCCTCTTTCCAAGGTTTTGATTTTTAGTTTCATGTAAACAACCCTGGTGATTCGTTTCGGGTTTTTTCCATACATGCAGTTTTCCTTATATTATTTAGCATTTCCCATGCAAGTCTAACCACTGCTGGAACCTGTCCATTTCCAATGGCTCTAAGGCGGTCCATCCTATGGGCCACCCCATGAGCCACTCGACCCACATCGGGTTCAACGGACCACCAGCTTGTGTTTGTAAATCCGTTCTGTGGCCGACTCGACTCGGTCCCGATCCCGAATTCGCCCTTGGAGTCGGAAATTTTTTCACCGCTGTTGCCAGTCCGTCTCCGGACTTCTTCGAAGCCCCCTTGCGATTGTTGTTTCCGGAAACCGTTGGAGTCGGCCACAGAGGTGGAGAGCCGTCCTGGCAAACTAAACGATCCGGATTTATCCCCGGTTCGTTCGCGCATGGAGTATGCCAAAATCCATATTCGTTTTCGGATGTGTGGAGCCCCGACATCGTCAGCTCCCAACACTCCCCAGATTGCATCATACCCCATCGAGGCCAAGTCCCTGAGAACTCGCTCGATTCCACGCCGGGTAAGAAGTGGGGAGTTTTCCAACCAGACGATTTCTGGTCCAATTTCGCGAATGACTCGGAACATTTCTTTCCAAAGACCGGAACGTTCGTCATCAAGTCCTCTTCCCTTGCCTGCAGCCGAAATTCCTTGGCAAGGAAATCCTCCTGATACCACGTCAATAATTCCTCTCCAGCCCGTTCCGTTAAAAGTACAAATGTCATCCCAGATTGGGAAATACGGGAGTATTTTGTCATTTTGTCTTTGGATAAGTTGAGCGATGCAATAAGGATCAATTTCGACGGCACAAACTGTCCGCCATCCCAGAAGTTTTCCTCCAAGGACGCTTCCACCAGCGCCCGCGAAAAGTGCCAACTCATTCAAAAATAACCCCTTCCATTGGCCCCATACAACGTGGGCAATCTAACACCCAGCGTTCCGTTTGTGTATTACAACACATGCAGAAATAATAATCTGGTTCTCGCATGTTATCGTCCTCTTCTATTTCAAAGTCTGCGCCACTTGTCAAAATCTACCTCCTCCGAAAACCAACATTGCCGCATCACGCGCATGTTGCGATGTTCGGCCTTCCCATCCAGTGAGGACCTCGAACTCTGTGGCCGCGCGCTTCGTCCCGCCCTTCTTCGGATGAACAAGGTGGAATGGAATTTCTTCTCTGTTGCAAAAGTCTTCCCAAAGTTTGCAATCACGTTTAACGCTACCGGCACCTTGACGTTTTGCATCCGCGTTTGGCCCAAACCATTTTCTTTTCCGAGCGTCTTCGATGATGAGACAAACGTCGAAACCTCTTTCCTGTTTCAAGAATCGAACAAATTCACAGGCTCCAAAAAACTCATAGGTTCCAACGTACATCAGTTTTTTCCTCTCCATGTCCCACATAGCAAGGCCGGTCATTGTTCCAGGATCGATACCAATGAGGAATTTTTCCGTGATTGGATCGTATGCACTCTTTTCAAACGATTTGATCTTAAACGCATTCATTCACGCAACCTCCCTACTCTGTTTGTTTCTTCTCATGTTCTCCATAACTTCGCTTAACAAACTTCCGTTCTCGTCGTCATCGATTGCGGTTTTCTTCCAGTCCGGACTAACACCAAAAACGTCACTAACATAAACCCGTTCTGGAACTCCTTTCAATCTCCGAAACTGCAAAACAAATTCTTCAGTTGTTACCCAGCGACGTTTGTGATCTGAGTAACGAGTGACTTGGTAACAACCCGCCCGCTCCGCTGTTTGCTCAAGGCAGCGAGACGCAAAACACAACTCTCCAGTTTTACGGGACTCCACTCGATAAAACCGTTCTTCCGTAAACGGTCCTCTATCCTCAACGCGAACATTAGGCGCGATCACGGGGTTTTCCGCAGCCTTCCTTTCGCCCTCATCGAAGGCGGAAAGAAATTGATCAAGTGTGATGTCACGTTGAGTAATGTTATCATCTGATTTCATTATTTTTCTCGAACTCAATCACCCAGACCCAGGGGTTCAACTCCCACGAGTCATGACCATTGATATATTCCCAAAGCACTCCAAAAAGCTGGATCTGGTTTAACCTTTCACCCCAATCTAGAACATCTCTCATGAATTGGATTCCTTCACATTCAGCATCAAAATTAGAAATTTCATTCAGTCTCTCAATTCGTATATTCTTTATTTCTAATGTAATTCGAGATGCCTCTCGGGGCATATGAACTGAAGGACTCCAATAAGCTTTATATGTCAAGCGCCCATCTTCATCACACCAATAAAAACTTCCATCTGCTCGATAAATATATACTGTGCGTTCATCAATCTTCTTGTGAAAACGTTTAGGCCAGTTTTCATAATTATTTATATTTACTGTTTTTCCAAACGTCTCTCTTACCCAAAGGCGATCGCCTACTTTTCCATAAGGACATCTGAATGTATTCTCATTCCCGCAAACCTGAATTCCATCGCGTGGTTCAGTTCCCCACCCCCAAACATTGTCTTTAATGTGCATCGGAAATCTATTTCTGATTTCTTTCTCTTTTACAATTCTTCTCGTTTGTGTTTTATCTCCATCTAATATAAACTGAACCATCTCATCAGGAAAAATGATTGGGCTATATTTGATTTCTTGTTTCTTTTTCATGCCTTACGCTCTGCCAAAAGTTTTCTTGCGGCCTCGGTTAAAACTAACCCTCTCGATGTTTTCGGTAACGTTCTCAAAAACCCCTTTCGCGTAATCGAATTGAGCCTATCGTGGATTGCCTTCTGAGTAACACCATAATGTTTGGCGATCTCTCGACGTGTTGGTGGTATGTAATCACCTCGAATGAACTCATCAATATACTCGATAGTATCTAACTGAAGTTCCGTTAACCCGTTCAACGACAGGTCCTTGAGTTTTTTATTCATGTTGTACTTGGCCGTTTGAACTTGCATTGTTCCCTCCTCTCTTCTTTAGATTTTTTGAATGCTTCGTAAAATGATTTCGCGTAATTTAGAGCAGACTGAGTTCTATCGTCTTCATGTAAAACGTAAAGGTCTTCTGGTCCTTTTGCGTTTAAAATAAACTCCTTCGTTCGTTGGGGTATTTTTTGTATCTTGATCCAATCCTCAAAGTACTCGAACTCCTCTGGTTTCAAATTTGAAGATGATTTAGGACGATCGTCCGCGCGTTCTTCGTAAGAAGGTTTCAATGCGGACGCTGTCGCTTGAATTTTTTCGTAATAGGATTTTGCTGATGCGATCGTAATCGGAATAGGTTTCCAAAATTTCAGATCGTCTTTAAATTCTTTTGACTCTTTGATCCGAATCAGATTAGAAACGACCTCAATTATTTTTCCAGGTGGAAGTCCAGAAGTCATGAACCAATTGATCGCACTCGTCTCTTTTCCAAGAGTGTGAACGTATTCGATACCCTTAGAAGAAAGAAGCTCTTTCGTTTTTTCGTGAACGTTCGAAAACGTAACTTCAGTAGAAGAAAAATCTTCTTTTTCTTTCTTTATATTATCAATTTTATTATCCACTTTAATATCTGCTCCACAATTTGTGGAGTGCATGCACTCTATATTTTGTGGACCCCACTCTACTTTTTGTGGGGGGTTTTCCATAATTTGTGGAGTGGGCTCCACATCCTGTGGACCCGGGTCTATATTTTGTGGAGTGGGTTTATAGATTCGAACGTTGGAGAAAATAAAACGGCTAGTCCCGTTTTTTGTTTTTAAAAGTCTAACTATTACTACACCCTTTTTTGTGAGCCTTGAAATGGAGGCTGAAATGGCCTTTTCAGCCCTGGATTTCTCCAACAAAAGTTTTTCGGGATCTTTTTCGTTCGGATCGTATTTCTCTAATAACCGCGCAAAATAATCGTTAGTTGCAGTACAACCCTCTCTCCGATTACTCAAACTGTGTATGAGTGAGAAAAGAATTTTCTCTCCATCGGTTAGACCAAGGCCATTGACAATGTTAAAATCCACATGCACATACGACATCCCTTCCGGACGTTGATTGCGTGGTATTCGACGAATAGCAGGGTTCATATCAATAAGCCCCTCTATAACGGATTAAAACAAAATAACTATCTAAATAACGGTCAAGTTCATCCAAACTATCTGTTACAAAAATCCTTTCGCCGTTTGCCTCAATTATAATCTGCTCACTAATTCTAACGACTAAAGCGTATTCAGATGCGTAGCGTATGTGTGAAGCTACTGAGTACCTCCACACCGATTCTTCGCATTGTATAAAATCATATTTTTGTAATATATTATTAACGTGTTCGTTCTGTGTATCTACAACCAATGTCATTATCCTTCCTCATGATTACTTTTATGTCTCATCTTCGGATTTAAAAACGAGACAGGTTTGGTGTTTTTCGAATGCCCCGAAAGTTTGTTTGCGGCCCTTAATGCCGAATCATTCGGAGAAATTTTTTTCCTTTTTATAAAATACATTGCTGATAGCAGAAATAATACCACCAATCCTACTGCGAGTTCCATAATGGTTTCCAAAGCTCAATTAAAACTTTCAGGCATAGTGAACAGACAGTAACGGAACCAAATATGCAGGTCGCGGCAAAGCTGTACCAAGCGGCCAGAGTCGCGTACTGTTTGAGTATTATGAAATCGTAATAGTATAGTTCAAAATTCACGGCATCCACTCCCCTAAAGATTCAGTTTGAATAACACACAAACTAACAGTCCCATCGAATTCCTCTTTGGCCCCCTTGATATACCCTGCAGAAAAACCACCTTCAGCGTAGTACTCGACTTCAAATTCAGGATTCATTTTATTTAAAAGTCCTATCAATTCTTTAACTTTCATGAGATGTCCTTTGATTGTGACCTGTGGAACTCTGCAATGATTGAAATGTATTGGCGATACTCCGCAATTTGCTCGTCAGAATAACCATTCTCATACCCAAGATCATCCTCAGCATCGACCCATTCCTGAATTGATTTAGACATACAACCAATATCGATTCGGTCCTCTCCCCAATAAGACAAAACATCCCTTGATCCAGAAAAGATTATGGATTTAACAACTGCATGGTCTCCGATCGTTACATCGTCTCCGATCACTGCATGGCGTCCGATCACTGCACAGGATCCAATCACTGCACAGGATCCAATCACTGCATGGCGTCCGATCTCTACATGGTGATCGATCCTTACACAGTCTCCGATCCTTACATAGGCTCCAATCCCTGCATGGTGATCGATCCTCGCACCTTCCTCAATCCTTACATAGTATCCGATCCTTACATAGATTCCAATTCGTGCACAGGATCCAATCACTGCATAGTCTTCGATCGTTACATAGTCTCCGATCCATACATTGGATCTGATCGTTACATAGTCTTCGATCGTTACATGGTATCCGATCCATACATGGCTCCAGATCCTCGCACTGGATTTTATCCTTACACCGGATCCAATCGTTACATCGTCTCCGATCCTTACACCGTATCCGATCCTTACACCGGATCCAATCGTTACATCGTCTCCGATCTTTATATTACGTTTTTCTAATTCTTCTTTATTTGAAAGGTCAAACTCTTCCCAACCGCCGCCAACTTGTAAAAGCACTTTGTTCATATTAATCCTCA